GTACACGAAGAACGGCGGCTATTTCGGGATCTTCCCCTATGAGGAAATCAACGTGAAGGAAATGCCGAAACAGGCGGCGTGCGCGGCGATTATCACCACCGATTCTTGCGGCGTGAACTTCTGGGCGGAAGACTTCAACCAGATTCACATTTTCGTGACCTATGAGGAAAGCGGCCTGGTGGACACGTTCCGCGTGGAGTACGGCGAGGACGCGCAGCCCTATGACGGGGAAACGGAAATTGCCTTTGAAGACCTGGTGGCGGCGGAAGCGTGGGAAGAAGCCTACCGGGCGGAGATCCCCGGAACGGTGGAGTACCAGCGGAAGCAGGAAGCCGCAGAACTGGCCGCCCAGGCGGCGGCCAGCGCGGCCACGGTGGAGCGGGACGCGGCCCCGGCGCTGGCCCGCATGGACGATCTGGGGGTTGCCCGGTGCGGGGAGTGCGGCGCGGAACTGCTGTGTAATGGAACCGGGGATATGCCGGACGTGTGCCCGGTGTGCGGGCGGCGGCTGGAATATGACTTCTTCCGGGAGCCGGACGGGCCGGACGCGGACGAATACCGCACAAGGGCAGACAACCAGCAGGGAGCAGGGACGGCGGCGGAAGCCGCCAGCGAGGGCCAGAAAACGGCCCTGGGCACGCCGGAAGATATGGCGGGCTGGGATCCCACGGAAGCGGCGGGCGGCCAGCAGGCCGCGCCGCAGGCCGGGGAAATCAACCTGGGGAAGCTGGAAGCAGGAACCAGACCGGGAACCGGGGAACGGGAACCGGGAAAACAGCCGGGCGGGCCGTAGGAGCCGCGCCCGGCGGGAAAAGGGAGGATGAAACACAATGCAGGAAGAAATAAACAAATTCAACGCCGCGTTTGTCGATCTGGCGGTGGACTATGTGAACCGCATAGCAATACGGGCGGCGCAGAAGGAGCCGGAAACGAAGGGGGCCGCGCAGCAGTTCCGGTATGAACTGGCGAATGACATTCAAATAGCAAAAGCGCTGGCAGACACGATCCGAAAAATGCAGAAAGCAAGCGGCGGGGAACTTCCGCAGGACGGGTGCGTACAGCTGGAACCGGGCACGGAAATCAATCTGCGGCAGCCGCTTGACCTGGAAGACGTGATCAGAAAGACCGTGGTGGAAACGTTCCGGGAATGGGAAGCCACGGCAAAATACGGCGGGTGCGTTGTGTTCACAGAGGAAGAAATTGCAGACATTGAACGGGCCGTGCAGGAAGCAGGGCCGGGAATGATCGTGAACCTTGCGGAAGAAGAAGGGCACACAGGGACAGCAAGCGCAGCGGCGGCATGGAAGGTGCTGGAAGTTCTGGGCTATGTGAACGAAAGGCCGTTCCAGGAAACGCAGGACTTTTTAACGAAGGTTGGAAAAATCCTGGAAATTCTGAAACAAAGCGGGATCAGCCCGGAATACTGGGACGGCGTGATCGGAATGGCAGCAACGTTTGATGTGCATATGCGCGGATGATGGGACGCAGAAGAACGGAAGGAGGAAGAAGCAATGTTCAGAAAGCCGGATACAGGGGCCGTAGCGCCCGCCGTAGCCGCGCCGGAAGTCATGATGCCGCAGGAAAGCCGTGCGGAAGTGGATCGGCTGGTTGACCTGATGAACAAGCAGGACACAGCGGAACAGTGGGCATTGAAAGTGTTCCTGCAAGGCATGGAGTTTCAGCGGGCCTTGAACGCCGCCGGGGCCGCCGGGCCGTGCGCATAAAGAGGGGCGCGGCATGGGGGTAAAGGTGGAGATCCCAGGCGTGGACGTGCAAGGGACGTTGAAGCCGGAAAACCTCTTTGACACACTGGCGGCCCTGCTGTCATTGAAGTTTGACAAACAGATCACAGTAAAGACGGAGCCGCCCGCCTGGATGGTGCGGGCGGCTCAGAAAGGAGCGGGACACGATGGCGAAAAAGAAGTATTACCCTGGTGGCTTCCGCCTGACAAAGAAGACGGCGGCGGCCCTGGCTGTCCGGGAACTGGGGACGGCGCGGGGGTTGGAGCATGAACCGGGGATGCCGGAAGGATACTTCCATATCACGTTCGGAAACCTGGACGCGCGGATCTTCCCGGATGCCAGCGACAGCAGCCATAGAAGTTCCAGCAGGCTTATTCAACTGCAAATTTCCATGAACGGAAGCCCAGCCCGGATCGTGCAATTCTTCTGGCCGGACACGCTGGAACAGAACTTCCAGGAAGAAGACGTATACCGCAGGGCACACCGCCGGGATCTTCTGGAAGACTGGATCGAGCGGGAGGGGCCGGAAAAGTGCCACAAGTACATTGATGAAGTGCGGCGCTTGAAAGGCTGGGAATGACTGTGGGGCGCGGCGTAGGCGCGGACTTTTCCAGGACGTGCGAGGGGTGCAACTGTATTACGGTGGAAACCGTGGCGGGTATGCCGCCGTTGTTCCGGTGCAGCGCCCCCGGCCCGCGCCGGGGATACACGGTAAGCGTAGCCGGGCGCTTCCTGCCATATGTGCCCGCCTGGTGCCCGCTGATGGAACCGGAAGGAGGAGCAAAAGAACAAGCCATGAGCCGGAAAGAAGAACTGATGGAGCGGATCAAGGCTGTAAAAGCCCTGGCCGATCGCGGGGTAGGCGGTGAAAAAGAGAACGCGCAGGCTCTGCTTGAAAAACTGATGCAGAAATACGGCGTAACGGAAGCCGATCTGGAATTGGAACACATGGAAACGGTTTTCTTCCCTTATCATGACGAATTAGAGCGCCGGATCTTGATCCAGGTTATCTTTTCCGTTACGGGCAAACAGCCGTTTGGTTGTGTGGGAGCCGAAACGGGCCGGAAGCACAAAAAACGCGGCGCAGATTGCACGGCGGCGCAGCGGTTAGAAATTGAATTTAACCACAAATTCTTCTATGAAGCCGCAAAAAAGGAATTTGAAGTATTTCTGTATGCGTTCTTCAAGAAAAACGGCATTTTCCCGCCGGAAACGGTTGTGCCGCCCGGGGATATAGAAGACCTGGAAGAAGAAGAACTGCAAACGCTCCACCGGGCCGCCATGATGGCGGAAACTATGGAACACTACACGCCGCGCAAGGCCATAGGGGACGGCGGCGGGAAGGAGGGGGAACAGTGAAACTCACAATCGGCGGAAGCCCTTGCACACATTGGAGTATTGCAAAGAAGCAGGGGCGCGAAACAGAGCCGGAAGGTCAGGGCTGGGAACTGTTCCAGAACTACAAAATAGCGCTGGTAAAGTTCCGCCCTGACTACTTCCCGTATGAGAACAACAACAGCATTTCGGCGGCGATCAAAGCACGAATCACGGCGGAACTGGGCGTGGAACCTATCGTGATAAATTCCGCGCTGGTATCAGCCCAGAGCCGGAAACGGGTTTACTGGACGAATATTCCCGGCGTGCGGCAGCCGAAAGATCGCAGGCTTGTGGTGCGGGACATTCTGGAAAGCGGAATACCGCTGACAGAAAAGGCGTACACGCTGAAAGCAAACTATATCCACACGAACGAAGTAAACGCGCTGGACTATGACCACTTCCCTGCGCCGATGGCGGCGGAACCTATGAGGATCGGAACCATAGAGAGTGGGACACAGACAAACCACGACAGCAAGCCTTTTCGGGTATATTCCCCGGACGGTAAGGCCGTAACCCTGCAAGGGGAAGCGGGAGGGTATGGAGCCAAAACCGGGCTTTATGCCGTACCAGTTGATCCGGCTGGATTTGCGGGGGGGGGGTGCTGTTTACCCTATAACTTTCGATGCAGACGGGCAAATGACAGCGGAAATAGAGGGCCGCGCCCGCGTGATCTATGAAGTCCGGGGCGGGCGGATCACGGTCAAAGGGAAGCAGTTAAAAGCGAACCTGGCGGACGGCCTTTATATTATCCGCAGATTAACGGTTTTGGAGTGCAAACGGCTTCAAACCGTGCCGGATTACTACATATTCCCGGTAAGTGACACGCAGGCATACAGACAGCTGGGCAACGGCTGGACGGTGGACGTTATAGCCCATATTCTTTCCTACTGCCCAGGGATAACGGAAAAGCCCCTGGAAGTGCTGTCTATGTATGATGGTATGAGTTGCGGACGGCTGGCGCTGGACAAGCTGGGGGCCAGCGTGGCGGCGTATTGGGCCACGGAAATTGACAAGTACGCCATAAAGACCACGCAGGCGAATTTCCCGGACACGGTGCAGCTGGGGGACGCTTTTCAAGTCCGGGAAGATGGCTGGAAGCCGTGGGAAGGAGCGAAACAATGAGTGTATGCAAAGGGTGCGGGCGGCAAATTGACTGGATACGCACGGCGGCGGGAAAGTCGATGCCGATTGACCCGGAACCCGTTTTCGTGATTGAGGGGGACGGAAAGGATCTCTTTTTCACGGACGAAGGGGGAACGCTGAAAGGCCGGGCAGCCCGCCCGGACGAAGTGACCACGCGGGAAGCGAAGCTGGAAACGGCGGTGGGCTTTATGCCGCATTGGAAGACCTGCCCGAACGCGGCGGATTTTCGGCGGCAGAGGTAGGAACGATGGAAGAATTAGAAAAAATGCTTGAACTGTTCCCGGAAAAGGAGTGCCCGAACATAAATAGCGCGTTTCGGAAACTACACGCAAACCTTATGTTCAGATCGGCGCGGGCGGCAGTATCCATTTCCGGCGGTTCTGACAGTGATGTTATGCTGGATATGATCCAGGCGTTGAACCCGGCGAAAAATTACCCGTTTGCAGAAATTCACTATGTATGGTTCAACACGGGGATTGAATACACGGCCACGAAAGAACACCTGGGCTTACTGGAAGAAAAATACGGGGTAACGATCGAGCAGAAAAAGGCAAAAACGCCCGTTCCGCTGGGGTGCAAGACCTGGGGGCAACCGTTTATGTCAAAGCAGATAAGCCAATACATAAGCCGCCTACAGGCCCACGGCTTCCAGTGGGAAGATGAACCGTTTGAAATCCTTTATGCAAGATACCCGAATTGCAAGGCGGCCTTGCGCTGGTGGTGTAACGCTTTTGGGCCGGGAAGCCGGATGAACATTGAAAAGTGCCGCCTTTTGAAAGAATTTATGATTGCGAACCCGCCGAAAATCGGTTTTTCGGATGGGTGCTGCAAAGGAGCAAAGAAGGAAGTTGCCCACGACTACATAAAGGAAATTAAAGCGACAATCAACATTGTGGGCATACGAAAAGCAGAGGGCGGCGCAAGAGCCACGGCATACAACAGCTGTTTTTCGGAACCGTCAAGCAAAAGTGAAGCGGCCCAGTTCCGCCCGCTGTTTTACTTCACGGACGCGGACAAAGAACTATACTGCCAGCGGCGCGGCGTTGTCCATTCCGATCTTTACGAAAAACACGGATTCAAAAGAACGGGGTGCGCCTGCTGTCCGTTCGGAAGTAGATTTGAACAAGAGTTGCAGGCCGCAGAACAGCTTGATCCGGGGCTTGCGGTGGTGGCAAAAAATATTTTCGGCGGAGCGTATGAGTATACGCGGGCCTATAGGGACTTCAAGGCAAAGTATGACGCGGAACGCAAGGCAAAGCGTGATAAAGAGCGGGAAGAAAAGAAAGAGACAGAGCGGAAAAAAGAAGGTCAAACAAGCCTGTTTTGAGGGAGGGCAGAACCGTGGAGCTTGAAATTGTCCCTATGACCTTGCGGGAAGCAAACGCATTTGTAGAACAGAAGCACAGACACCACGGAAAGGTTGTGGGCCACAAGTTTTCTATTGGACTTTCCAACGGGGAAGAAATTGTGGGCGTTGCCATTGTGGGCCGCCCGGTAGGCCGCTATACGGATGATGGATGGACACTTGAAGTAAACCGCCTATGTACGGACGGAAGCCGCAACGCCTGTTCCATGCTGTATGCGGCGGCCTGGCGGGCGGCGCGGGCAATGGGGTATAAGCGGCTTATAACCTACATACTGGACACGGAACCGGGAACAAGCCTTAAAGCGGCGGGCTGGAAGTGTGTGGGGCAAGCTGGCGGATTGCGCTGGACGGGGAAGCGCCGCCCGCAGGTGGACTTATACCCGGCGCAAATGAAAATCCGATGGGAGATTGGAACGGAAGACGGGTAAAAGGAAAAGGCTTTGACTATGGTTGCCGCCATAGTCAAAGCCGTGCCTAAAGATGTGATATAAAGACAACTCTACAAGAAGAATTATACCACATTTACGGCACAGAAGCAAGCACTTTAAGGCTGAAAACGCCTTTAATTTTGCGGGTTTTGCGCCCGCGTGGCGGGCTTGTATGGGGTATTAACATTCCGGGGAAACCCTGGGAACCGTCAATGTGGGAATAGGGATCGGGACGTTACGCCCCCGGCCCGCCAGTCTGGGCGCACAACCCAGAAAGGGCCGGATCATGTTTTACAGGGAAAAGAAGATAGATTGCGGCAGCTATCGGGAAGCAGACATAATTCCCCGCACGGACAGCGCGGAAAAGACCGCGAAGGGACGGCGGGGGAAATCAAAAAAAGTATCGGAGCCAAAGCAAAAGGATCTGAACGAAAAAAACTCAAAACGCTATCTTGTCCAGCTGGGCAACGGAAATTTTGGGGCCGGGGATCTCCACGTTACATTCACCTACAGCGACAAATATTTACCACGGACGGAAGCGGAAGCGGAGCGGAAGATCGGGAACTATTTAAGCCGCATTGCATACCGCCGGAAGAAGTTAGGGCTTCCGCCGCTGAAATATATCCTTGTCACAGAATACGGATACGCAAAGGACGATCCAGACCACACGGGCCGCCCCGTCCGCATCCACCACCATGTCATTATGAACGCCGGGCTTGACCGGGACGAAGTGGAAATGATGTGGACGGCGGAGCGGATCAACTGGCGGAAGTATGACGCGGATCACAGCTACGGGGACACGGTGGAGCGCATAGGATACGTGAACGCTGACCGCATCCAGACCAACGAAAACGGCATTGAAGCCCTTTGCAAGTATGTTATGAAGAACCCCAAGGGGAAGAAGCGGTGGAGCAGTTCCAGGAACCTTGTGCGGCCAGTGGAGCGCCCCCCAGCGGATGGCAAATATTCAAAGAAGAAGGTTGAAGCCCTGGCAAAGTCGAATGATCGCGGACTGGACTTCTTCCAGAAGCGGTTCCACGGCTACACTATAGCGGAAATCAGGCCGGAATATTACGAAGAAACGGGCTGGCATATCTATTTGAAAATGTGGAAAAAGCCGGAAAAGAAGCGACAAAAGAAGGAAGGAAAACGAAAGCATGAAAAAAGAAGTCATGTTTAGCAGCGCAACGGGGTTGTGGGCCACGCCGCAGGATCTATTTGACAGCCTGGACGCTGAATTTCATTTTGACCTTGATCCGTGCGCGGACGATGAAAACCACAAGTGCGAAAAGTATTTCACGGAAGCGGAAGACGGGCTGGCCCAGGACTGGGGGGGCTACAGGGTATTTTGCAACCCGCCTTATGGGCGCGATCTGAAACGGTGGGTTGAAAAGGCGTACCGGGAGGGGTGCAAAGATAATACGCTTGTGGTGCTGTTGATTCCGGCCCGCACGGATACAACCTTTTTTCACGATTTTATCATGCACAGATCGGAAATCAGGTTTATAAGTGGGCGTTTGCGCTTCAACGGGCACACGGAAAACGCGCCTTTCCCGTCCATGATCGCCGTTTTTCGCGGTCCGAAAATGCAGCGGGAAGAAAAGAAAAAGAAGAAATTGCAGACGTGCGAGGGGTGAGAGAATGGAAACAATTCTGTACGGGGACGCGCTGGAAACGCTGGGACTTGTGAAGTCAAAGAGTGTCAATACCTGCATCACTTCCCCGCCCTATTACAACTTGCGGGACTACGGAACGACGGGGCAAATAGGGATGGAGGAAACGCCGGAAAAGTACATAGAAAACCTTGTGCTGGTATTCCGGGAAGTGTGGCGCGTTCTGCGGGCGGATGGGACGTTGTGGATCAATATCGGGGACAGCTACGCCACAAGTTCCGGCCCGCAGCCGCCCACAAACACGCGGAACAGCCAAGGGCACACAGAAAAGAGAGTGCCGAGCGGGTACAAGCGGAAAGACCTGATCGGGATACCGTGGCTTCTGGCCTTTGCCCTGCAAAAAGACGGCTGGTATTTGCGGCAGGATATTATATGGCACAAAACAAACACGATGCCGGAAAACGTCCGGGACAGGTGCGTAAAAAGCCATGAATACATTTTCCTGCTGTCAAAGTCTGCAAGGTATTACTTTGACGCAGCAGCAATCAGCGAACCCGTAACAGGGGAAAGCACAAAGCGGTATCTTGCGTGTGAGGGGCAGCAGGAAATATTTTTCGGCGGAAAAAAGTACGGGGCTGACCGTTCGGAGGAAACCCGGACAAAAAGCGGGAAAGCCTACAGGCCGAAACCGTACCGGAATAAACGGGATGTGTGGAGCGTGGCCACGGCGGGATTTAAGGGCGCACACTTTGCCACGTTCCCGGAAAAGCTGGTGGAACCGTGCGTGCTGGCCGGAAGCCCGCCTGGTGGAATGGTGCTTGACCCGTTCGCAGGGAGCGGGACAACGGGGGTAGTGGCAAAGCGCCTGGGAAGGAATTTTGTGGGCGTAGAACTGAACCCGGAATATAAGAAAATGGCGGAAGACCGGATCGCCGCAGCGGCGGCGGGGCCGGAACAGACAATGCTTGAAATGGAGGGGTAACACCAATGGAAGAAAAACTGTGCTATGTGTGCAGCCCATACCGGGGGGACGTGGCCCGCAACGTCAAGTACGCCCAGGAACTGACCGGGCGGGCCGTCCGGCGGGGGCTTGTGCCGATCACGCCGCATCTGTACATAACGCAAGCCCTGGACGATAACGACCCGGCGGAACGCGCCCTGGGGATGGAAGCGGGCTTGCACCTGCTGGAACCGTGCAAATATATCATGATCGGTGGGCGCTATGGACTTTCGGAAGGTATGCGCCATGAGATCGAGCGGGCGCACAGGCTGGGCAAAACCTTCCTGTATGAATTGGGCATGAATCTTACAGGGGAAGAAGTTGGGTTTATGAGTGAAATGGGAAAGCACCTGGGCGGTGAGGAACAGAAGCAGGAATTTATACACCTGCTGTCATTTGTGGAGCGGGACGGCGTGCAAAGCCTGCTGGAATGGCTGGAAAGCACGGACTTCTACACGGCCCCGGCCAGCACAAAATACCATGGAGCCTATGCGGGCGGCCTGCTGGAACATTCCTTGAATGTGTTTCGGCGGCTGGTGAAGCGTTGCCCGGCGGCGGATATGGACACGCTGACTATTGCCGCCCTGCTTCATGACGTGTGCAAGATCCATCTGTACAAAAAGACAGAAGACGGATACCGCCACAATGAGCAATTCCCGATCGGCCACGGGGAAAAGTCCGTGATCCTGATTCTGCGGCATATGCCGTTGACGGATGAAGAAATCACGGCCATTTCCTGGCATATGGGGGCCTTTGACAGTCGAGCGGGCGCGGGCCGCAGCCTGTCCAGCGCGTGGGAGAAATGCCCGCTTGCCCTGCATCTGCATCTTGCGGACATGGAAGCAACCTGGTTCGATGAAAAAGGAGGGCCGCAGGCATGAACGAACAGCAGAGAAAAAAGGCGCTGGACAGCTGGAAGGGCAAGAAGAACAATGCCCAGGGGCATTTCTTTGAGGGCTTCATAAAGACCGCGTGCGCCGTCTACAAGCAGAAGGGGATCGCATACGTGGAGAAAATGCCGGAACCGTTTATGGTGCTGGAAAAGAAAGACCGGGGCATATTTAAGGGCCGCTTCATTGCCCACGCACAGCCGGACTTCATGGGCACGCTGTCCGGCGGGCGCTCCATCTGCTTTGAAGCAAAGTACACCAGCACGGACAAGCTGGCGCAAACCGTCCTGACGGCGGAACAGTGGGACAGCCTGGAACAGCATTGGAAAGCCGGGGCGAAAGCGGGCGTGTGCGCCGGGATCGGGAATGTGTACGCCTTTATCCCCTGGCCTGTCTGGCGCTCCATGCAGGAAATCTATGGGCGCAAGTTCATGACAGCGGAAGACCTGGAACCGTACCGGGTGCGCTTCAACGGGGCGTGTATGTTCCTTGACCCGCTTCACCCGGACGTGGCGGACTGGACACCGACAACGGCAGCCGTGATAGAAAAGCAGTTACAGGATTTAGGCCGGGAAGTAGAACGGGCGGTGGGAGAAGCCGCAGAAATTGAACGGCTGGAAACGGCCCTGCAAACGGTTGTGGGGGTGGTAACGGCAAACCGCCTGTTTGAGATCATACGCCGGGAGCCGGAAGAAAAGCACGCGGCTTTTCTGAAAACCACGCTGGAAGCGGCGCTGGGCGGTGCTGATTATTCCGCCTGTACGACATTGGACGATATGGGCAGCGTGTATGCAAAATTTATTGTGGAGAAGGTGAACGGCGGATGAAAACAAGGGAATGGGGGCCGTTCCGCCTGGACTACGGGCGCACGCGCTGGAACGAAAAAACGATCTGTTTCGGCGGCGGGAAGGGCTATGACGGTATCCGGCAGGAATGGCGGTGGTTTATCGGCCTTAATCTGTGGGCCGTGTACGTCAATATCGGGATCAAGAAAGGCTGGTGGAAGCGGTGAAGTTCGCAGCATTTAACGCCCGTTGCCCGTTTGAACTGGGGGACAAGATCCGGGATGAAGCCGGGCGGGAACACACGATCACGGACATTGTGGCGCTTCACTCCATGAAGGAAATGAAGGTGCGCTTTGTCTATGAATTGGACAACAGCGGGAAGCTGGTAAACCTGGTGGACGGGCCGCAGCGGGAAGGAGCGGTGCAGAATGGATGAACAGAAGATTTACCGCGCCGCCCTGGCCGCCTGGGGCGCGGACGCTCAAACGCTTATGGTATTTGAGGAAATGGCGGAACTGCAAAAAGAACTGTGCAAGGCCGCCAGAGGGAGGGACAACCGGGAACAGATCGCGGAAGAAATTGCGGACGTGGAAATCATGCTGGAACAAATGAAGGTGCTTCACAGGTGCGCGGAAGCCGTGGCGGCGTACCGGGAAAGCAAACTGCGGCGGCTGGCGGTGCGGTGCAGCGCGGACGTGGAGCCGCAGGAAGGAGCGGAAGGCCATGACCATTGACGAAGCCATTGCACACGCCCGCGAAGTGGCGGAGGGATGCCAGGCGGAGAACAGGGATTGTGCATATCAGCATGACAAACTGGCGGAATGGCTGGTGGAATTGAAAGCATACCGGGAAACGGGGCTGAAACCGGAAGAAATTGCGGACTTCCGGGAAATGTACCGGGAAATGGCCGCGAAGTTCGCAGACTACAAGGCGGCGGAAGTGACCGGGCAACTGGTGGTTTTTCCGTGCCGGGTTACGGATACGGTGTATTATATCGAAACCGTACACAAGGGGAGGAAGTACGCCGGGGGAAGGGTTGTTTCAGCACAGATTGACCATGTAACGATCGGCGGGACAACGGGAAAGCCTGTATTTGACCTTTGCACGGAAACTGAAAACTGGTTATATGCGCTGGAACCGGGAGAATTTTTCCTGACACGGGAAGAAGCAGAAAAAGCGCTGGAAGAAGGGAGGAAAAACGGTGAGTATTGATCGTATCATGCGGCAGAACGTCCCCGGCTATGCCTACATGAAAAAGGCCATGCCGCAGCCGGGAGCGGGACGGGAACCGAAAACGCAGCCCAAAAAGAAAACCTACACGCTGACAGAGACAGCGCCCAGCGGAAAGGCGGTTTTGCGTAAGGGCGTGACCGTAACGCAGGCCGCCCGGAAGCTGAACAAGTACGAAGCAACGGGCCTTACGCCCCAGGAAGTCTTCAACCTGATCGAGCGGGCGCACAACCTGGAAAAGCGCGTAAAAACGCTGGAAGACTGGTTATAGGAGGTAGGCGCGGTGGCGGCGGAACGTTGCGTGCTGTGCGGTGCGCCTGTTTCGGCGGGATCGCAAATGTGCCGGGCCTGCATGAACAAGCACAGCCCGGCGGAAGTCCTGGAAGCGGAACAGGAATTGCGGGACATTGCCCAGGTTTTGAAGATAACCGCCAGCACAGACCGAAACATTAAAGAATCAATGGAAGCCATTCTGCGGATTGCGGATAGGCTGGGAAGGAACAGAAATGGAAGATAGATTGAACCAGACATACACGCCCCGCGTGGTGCGGGCGCGGATCAATATCCCGGCCCGCCCCTGGCAGGCGTACCGGGAGGAATACCGGGGGCAGGGCTTCACGGTAAACAACTTCAAGGCAATGCAGAAAGCGGATCAGTATTTTAACGGCCTGGAAATCACGCTTTCTTCCTGGTGGTATGACGATCACAGCTGCTGGCATTTGTTCAACTGGCCGCAGGCGGTTGACAATCGCGTTATGTGCGCCATGTACCACGCGGAACAGTACAAGGGTGGCCCCGGTATGTTGCCCAGCGCCTACAAGGGCGATTTTGAAAAGTTCCGGGCGGACTGGGCGGCGGGCACGTATGACCCCGGCGCAACGTACACGTTCAAACTGGAAAACGTGGAAGTGCTGGAAGTGTTGCAGGAAGAAGCGTGGAACGAGCGGGAGCCGGAACGGCACACGCCAGCGCCGAAACGGAAGAAGAAGCGGAAGAAGGGCCGCAAGCGCCGTGGGTAAGAAAAAGCACCGCCCAAAGAGCAAAGCGGAACTTCTGCAAGCCCAGTGGGAGCGGGAGCGCCCCAGACCGCAACGCCCGGCGGCGGGCTGGATGCAGGCGGCGGCGGAACGGGCGAACCGGGCGCAAGCGGCGGTTATCGCAAAGCGGAAGGAGGGGAAGCCGGGATGAACAGGAAGGGGCCGTGGACACGGAAACTTCTTTTCTGGCGGAAGCATCGGCGGTTGTGGACGGTGCGCCAGCGCTTCTTCCGCACGCGGGCCGGGAAGGGCCTGCAATCGGTGGTTTACCGCCTGGCGCAGAAGTTCCCGGAAAACAAGGCGCTGGAAAGGTTGCTTTTTCACCTTCTACCATTTTAGGCGTGAAATGCTGTGCTATCGGCGGGACGGGCAGAAAGGAACGGACAAAATGGATATGCGCGTTTTATCGGTTATCAATTTGAAAGGCGGCGTGGCAAAGACCATTTCCAGCGTTGCTATTGCGCATCTGCTGGCGGGCAAGGGCTTCCGCGTCCTGCTGGTAGACAATGACAAGCAGGGGGACGCTTCCAGGGGATACCGCCGCCGGGAGGAAGACGGGGCCGGGATGGATGAAATTATGACCGCCCGCCGCCCGAATATGGGCAGCCTGATCCAGCACACGGACTTCCCCGGCCTGGACATTATCACGGCAAATATGAAGCTGCTGAAAGCGAATCTGGAAGTGCTTCTGGATCAGACGCGGCAGCAGCAAACCCGGCTGAAAAAGGCGCTGGAACAGGTGCGGGATCAATACGACTTCTGCGTGATTGACAACGCGCCGGATATTAACATATCCACGATCAACGCCCTGGTTGCCAGCAATGACGTGATCGTACCGCTGGAAGTGGATGATAACACAACGGAAGGGCTGGCGGAACTGGCGGAACAGATCGAGTTCACGCGGGAAGACCTTAACCCGGCCTTGACCTTCCGGGGGTGCTTCATTACGAAGTACGACAAGCGGAACGAAGCGCACGCCCAGGGCGCGGCCCAGTTGGAAGCGTCCCGGAAATACCCGGTATTCCGCACGAAGATCCGCACGTCCCGGAAGGTGAGCGAAAGCACGTTTGCCCGGCTTCCTATCACGGTATATTCCAAGCGCTCCAACGCGGCTATTGATTATACGGCCCTTGTGGAAGAATACCTGGACGCTTTGCGGGCGGACGGCGTAAACCTTTTGAGTGTGCGGCCCGTGACCGAATCGGACACATGAAAGAAGGGAAGGAAGTATGGCAAAATTTGATTTGCACCAGCTTTTGAACGAACGTTCAAAGGCGGCAGCTGTGGAGCGGGAAAAAGAGCCGCGCACGGCGGATGGAATGGAGCAGTTGACGCTTGACGTTTACGATCTGATTCCTTCACAGGAAAACTTCTATTCCACGCAGTACATAAACGATCTGAAACAGTCTATTGCAATCGTGGGCCTGCTACAACCGCTGCTTGTGGAGCGGGACGGGGACAAATTCCGTGTGGTGGCCGGACACCGCCGCCGCCTGGCCTGTATGGCCCTGGTGGAAGACGGCCTGGAACAGTTCCGGCGCGTACCGTGCGTAACGCGGGCGGTGGAGGAAGAAGGAACCGTGAAAACGATCCTTGACCGCCTGGCCCTGATTTTTGCAAACGGCTTCCGCGAAAAATCGGACTGGGAGAAGATGGAAGAAACCTTGCGCACGGAAGCGCTGATCGCGGAACTGCGGAAGGAAGTTGAAGTGGAGGGGCGCACGCGCTGGATCACGGCGGAATTTACCGGGATCACGGAAGCGCAGATCGGCAGGTACAAGAGCATAAAGAACAACCTATGCCCGGAATTGATGCAGGCATTTAAGGCAAAGCGGCTGGGCGTGTCAACGGCTTATGAACTGTCCGGGCTATCCCTGGACTACCAGCACAGGGCGGCGGACACGCTGGAAGAAGTGGGCGTGCTGTCCATAAACGATGCAAAGGCGCTGAAACAGGCGGAAGAAGCAAGAAAGCCGCTGGAAGGGCAAATGGAACTTGACGCGGCGGCGGAAGGAGCCGCCCAGACGGCCCAGGAAGCCGCCCAGGACGCGCCGGAAGCCGCAGGGGGTACAGATACCGCCACGGCGGCGGAGGGGCCGAAGGAAGCGCCGGAAACGGCCCAGGGCGGGCCGCAGGAAGAACAGACGGACAAGCCGCCGCAGAAGGAGCCGGAAAAGCCCGCCTATGTCGTGCGGGAACCACGCGGGCGCGGCTGTGCGTGGTGCAACCCGGACTATCACAGGGAACAGGCCACGGCGGAAGGGCGCTTCTTACTGGCCTATGAGCCGGAAGGAAAGCTGGCAATGATACTGGACAAGGAAACGGGCGCGGTTGAACACATGATTTTCCATTGTTGCCCGTTCTGCGGAAGGAAGCTGAAATAGGAGGGGCGCACGATGAAAAAGCGCGGGCGCGGAAGCTGAAATAAGCAAGGAAAAGGCATAGCCGCCGTGGGGGCGGGGGCTATGCCTTGTACCCGTTTTTATGACTTCAAAGGAACCGCCGGAAATCGGAGGTATAGGAAATGGACAAAAAAGACGTTTTGGCCGCCCTGATGTTCTACCGGAATATTGATGGAGAAATCAGGTATTACCGGGGCATGGTAGAAGAACTGGAAAGCTACTATGACACGATCGGCGGGCAAAGCCTGGACGGGATGCCGAAAGGGAAAAACCACATTTCAAACGCCGTGGAAGCCGTAGCCTTGAACTTGCCGGATGGAATAGCGGAAAACATAGACTATTACACGGCGAAGATCGCGGAATTGCAGACGCTGAAAGTGGAAATTCTGCGGGAAATTTCCGGCCTGGAATACAAGCTGAAAGTGATCGTAACGGACTACTACTTACACGGGCTGAAATGGGAACAAGTTTCGGCACGCAACCATTATTCCGAAAGGCAATGCAAAAATATCCGTGACGCGGCGGTTGGAAGCCTGGTTAAAGCGTTCGGGGCAAATAAGATTATTGCGGGTTTTTCGTTTTTAAAGTAAAGATTGCCCGCCATTGCCCGTTTTTGTCTGCTATACTATAGCAGAACAAGGGCGGGAAAAGCCTTTGAAGTCAGCCCCCTACAGTAACAGGCTTTGAAGCAAAATTCAAAGCCTGTTATTATTTTACCAGTTCCGGCATGATCGGGAACGGCGAAAGGCTGAAAACGAACGAACAGGAGGGAAAACGGGATGGCAAGGCCAAGAAAGCCGGAACGGGACAAAGCTAAAAAAATGTACCTGGAAAGCGGCGGGAAAATCAGCACAAAAGAACTGGCGGCGGCCGTGGGCGTGGACGATGGCCGCATAAGGAAATGGAAATCCCTGGACAAGTGGGAAGATGCCCTGCAAAACCAGCCAAAGAAGAAGGGTGGGCAGCCGGGCAATAAGAACGCGGCTGGGGAAACGCCAGCAAAGCGGGGCAATAAGAACGCTGTAACGCATGGAGCGTTTGCGAGTGTTAGCATAGAAGACCTGACGGAAGAACAGAGAAATGCTATTCTGTCCATGCAGCCGGGGGAAACGCTGTCACGGATGAATGAGGAATTGCAAGGCTTACTGGTGCGCGAGGAATATTTAACGGGGTTACTGCAAGGATTTACAGACCCGGCGAAACAGCAGGAATATTACACGGACAAGATCGTGCATATGGTTGTCCCCGTGCCGCAGGAAGAACGCGCCCAGGCGGAAGAAATGGGGCCGGAACTGGAACTGGCAGCAGATCCGGAGGGCGGAAAAGAAAGCCTTAAAACGGTCATGAAAACTATAATCAAAGCAAGCCCGTTTGACCGGGCCATGAAGGTTGAAGCAGAACTGAACAAACTGAATGGCAGGATTATAAAGCTGCTGGACAGTATGCGGGCACACGAAGCAGATCAAAGCAGGCTTGCGCTGGAACGTTTGAAGTATCAGCTTGCACGGCAGAAAGCAACAGGAGAGTTCGACATAGACCCGGAAGACGGCGCGGACGTGGAAGAAGACCCGGAAGACGTGGAGCCGGGCGACGCGGAATAGGTTCTTCCAGCGCCAAGGAGGGGTGAGGGTACGGCGAGCCCCGGCGTTTGATTTTCTGAAAAGCAGAAAAAAACGCTTCCGCTTCCGGGCGGCGGCAAAAATAAGGGGGTGCGCAAAAAATTGAAGCTGTATACCGCCGCTGTGGTTGCCCAGTGGCTTGACATTTCAGATCACCGCGTGCGGCAGCTACGGCAAAAGGGCGTACTTGCGGAAGTGCGCCCAGGCCTGTACAACTTGAAGGACTGCGTACACCGCTATATTGAGTATCTAAAGAAAGACGGATCGCCGGAAGAAGCCGTGGACTATAACACGGAACGGGCGAAGCTGGCGCGGGCAAAGCGGGAGCGGGAAGAACTGGATCTGCAACTAAAGCGCCGGGAGGTTCTACAGGCGGCGGACGTGGAAAAAGTCATGGTGGAAATGCTTCTGCGGTTCCGCCAGAAGATCCGCAACATTCCGGTAAAGCAAAGTCCGGCGCTGGCGGTGGAAACGGATCAAATGGAAATATTCCTGGCGCTGAAACGGGCAACGGATGAAGCGTTAGAAGAACTGGCAGACTTTGACGGGCTACTTGCGGAAATGGAGGAAGGAACGCTGGATGGAGGAACAGGCGAAAGCGGTATTTAAGCGCATTTTCGCAAGGCTGAAACCGCCGCCGGAAATGCGCCTGTCAGACTGGGCGGATCAGTATCGCCGGATACCGCAGGGGGCGGCGGAGCCGGGGCGCTGGCGCACGGATAGAGTGCCGCATATGCGGGAAATCATGGACAGCATTTCAGACGTGCGGATCAGAAAAGTTGTGGCTATGTCTTCCGCCCAGGTGGCAAAATCGGAAACACTGGTAAACGTAGTGGGGTATTATATGCACTATGACCCGGTTCCGATCCTGATGATGCAGCCCACAATTACGATGGCGGAAAGTTTCTCTAAAAACAGGCTGGCAAAATCCATACAGGAAACGCCAGTGTTGCGGGGGATGATAAGCGATCGGCGGGGAGCGGGAAATACCATACTGGAAAAAGTGTTCCCCGGCGGAAGTATCGCCATTGTGGGAGCGAACAGCCCCAGTTCCCTTGCATCCCGGCCCGTGCAAGTGCTGCTGGCGGACGAAGTGGACAGATACCCGGCCACGGCGGGAACCGAGGGCGATCCGCTTTTCCTTGCGTCCGAACGGCTTACAACCTTCTGGAACAGCAAGGAAGTATATGTGTCTACGCCGGGGAACAAGGGCACTTCCAGGATAGAATTAGAATACCAGCACAGTTCACAAGGGGAATGGAACGTGCCGTGCCCGCATTGCGGGGAATTGCAGCCGCTGACGTGGGAAGGGGTTGTGTTCGACAAAGACAATCTGGACACAATCCAGTATTGTTGTAGCAAGTGCGCGGCGCTGGCAACGGAAGCGGAATGGAAAAAGGGGTTTATAAACGGAAAATACATACACGCAGATCCAGAAAATCCCGTGCGTGGCTTCCACCTTAACGCCCTGGGATCAAGTCTGGCCCGCTGGCGGGACATTGTGGAAAAGTTCCTGCTTGCGAATGAGGAAAAGAAGAAAGGCAACATAGAAGAATTGAAGTCCTGGACAAACACGAAAATGGGTCAGACGTGGGAGGAAGAAGGGACGGAGGTTGACGAAAGCGCTCTTATGAAGCGCCGGGAACGCTATAATTGCGAAGTTCCGCCGGAAGTCCTGTACCTGACAGCGGGCGTTGACACGCAGGACGATCGCTTTGAAGTGGAAGTGGTGGGCTGGGGCGTGGACTATGAAAGCTGGGGCATAAAGTACGCGGCCATTTACGGGGATCTGAAACAAGATCAGGTATGGAAAGACCTTGACGCTTTTCTTGCCCAGACATTCACAAAGCCGGACGGAACGAAACTAAAAATTATTTGCGCCTGCATGGATATAGGCGGACACTTCACGAACCAGGTATACCGCTTCTGCAAGGCGCGGTATGCGCGGGGCGTGCGGGCCATAAAGGGCAGCAATGACAGTCAAGCGGCCTATATCCAGAAACCGACAAAGAACAACCGTGAAGGGGCATATTTGTTCATGCTGGGCGTGGATACCGGAAAAAGCCTACTTCTGCAACGCCTGTTACTGGAAGACGAAGGGCCGGGCTACTGCCATTTCCCAAAGGATGAAGGGCGGGGCTATGATGAAAGTTTCTTTATTGGCCTGACGGCAGAAAAACAGGTGCTGACATACAAAAAGGGGCGGCCCGTGTTTGAGTGGAAAATAAAAGACTATAAGCACAAGCGAAACGAAGCGTTAGACTGTAGGAACTACGCGGCGGCGGCTATTGAGATCGCGCAAGTGCCGCTGAAAAAACGGGAAGAACAACCGCAGGTGAAGAAAAAGCGGCGGAAACGCCGGACAAGTGGAGGGATCATATAATGCCGGGAATTACTCTTGAAATCGCACAGAAACACCTTGACGCATGGTTAGAAGCGGAACTGGCCTGTACCACGAACCAGTCATACACGATCGGCAGCAGAACTTTGACGCGGGCAGACCTGGCGGAAATCAGGAACACGATCAAGTATTGGGCGGATATGGTGGCGCGGCTGGAAGCGGCAAAGAAGTTCGGCGGGCGCAACCGGGTAAAACGGATCATGCCAAGGGATTTATAAAAGATTGCCCGCCATTGCCCGTTTTTTCCGCTATAATTAGTAGCGTGAAAATCTGAATAGACAGACACGAACAGGAAGGAGCGCCCGCAGGGGCGCTTCTTCCTGCTGTTTAAGGGGGTGTATGCGTGGGGGTAATACAAAGGGCCATTGACGGCGCGATCGCCGCCATAAGCCCGCAAAAGGCGCTGGAACGTGCGGAAGCGCGGCAGCTGCTGCCGCGGACGCGGGTAATCAATACAGGATACAGCCATTACGGGGCCAGCAGCTACAAAAAGGAAATGGCCGGATGGATCTACAACGGCGGATCTTCCAGGGAGGACATAGAAGACAACCTGGACGTGTTGCGCCAGCGTTCCCGCGATCTGTATATGGGCGTGCCGCTTGCCACGGGCGCGATCAAAACCATGCGCACAAATATTGTGGGCCGGGGCTTGAAGCTGAAACCCACGATTGATCGGGAAGTCCTGGGGATAGATGCAGACGCGGCGCACGCGCTGGAACGGCGGATCGAAAAAGAATGGGAACTGTGGGCGGATACGCCGGACTGTGACGCGGCCCGCATTGATAATTTTTGTGAACTGCAACAGCTGGCGTTTGTGTCGTGGCTTGTGTCCGGGGACTGTCTGGCCCTTCTGCCCGTGAAGAAGCGGACGGGGCAGCCCTACGATCTGCGGGTGCGGCTGATTGAAGCGGATCGGCTGTCAAGCCCCGGCGGGTTTGACACGCTGGACGATCGCATAATCGGCGGCGTGGAAACGGACAGCACGGGGGAAGTGATTGCCTATCACTTTTCAAAGCACCATCCTTTATCCCTTGCAAGTCAGCCTATGGAATGGGTGCGCGTCCCGGCCTACAGTCTGGCTTCCGGGCGGCGGAACGTGATCCATATCATGACCCGGGAACGGATCGACCAGCGGCGCGGCGTTCCCTTCCTGGCCCCCGTCATTGAAGCGTTAAAGCAGCTGGGGCGCTACACGGACGCGGAACTTGTGGCGGCGGTGGTAAGCGGCCTTTTTGCCGTGTTTGTCGAATCGGAAAACGCGGACGGCGGAATGGAAGGTGCGATCGGAACGAACGTGCCGGACGAAGACCGGGTGGACGATGAAGACGAAACAACGGTGGAGCTGGCCCCCGGCGCTGTCATTGACCTGCAACCGGGAGAAAAGGCACACGCGGAAAGCCCAGGGCGGCCAAACGCAAACTTTTCCGGGTTTGTGGAAGCGGTATGCAGACAGATCGGCGCGGCGCTGGAAATCCCCTATGAACTGCTGTTAAAGCACTTCACGGCCAGTTATTCCGCAAGCCGGGGAGCGCTGGAAGAAGCCTGGAAAATGTTTCGTATGTACAGAACGTGGCTGGCGGCGGACTTCTGCCAAGTCATTTACGAAGAATGGCTGGCGGAAGCCGTGGCGAAAGGCCGCGTGAACGCTCCGGGCTTCTTTTCCGATCCGCTGTACCGGAAAGCCTACAGCAAGGCGGAATGGAACGGCCCGGCCCGTGGGATTCTTGACCCGGTTAAGGAAGTGACCGCAGCGGAAAAGCGGGTTAAAAATGGATTCTCCACGCGGCAGTCTGAAACTATGGAAATGACCGGATCGGACTATTACGCAAACGTGGAACAGCTGAAACAGGAAGAAGAAAAATTAAGGGAGGTAACGCAAAATGCCGCAGGGAGCCAACAGCCCGCAGCGGGGGCAGACGGGAAACCCGTACCAGGTGATGGAAAATAGATTCTGGAATTTCGTCCCGGCCACGGGCACGAAACCGCCGGAAATGCTTCTGTACGGCCCGATCGCCAGTCAAAAAAGCTGGTGGGAAGACCGTGTAACCCCGGCCCAGTTCAACCAGGAATTGGCCGCTATCGGGGACGTGGAAGAACTGGTGGTGCGGATCAATTCCCCTGGCGGTGACGTGTTCGCAGCGCACGCGATCTATTGCCGCTTGCGGGACATTGACGCAAAAATCACAGTGAAAATTGACGGGTGGGCCGCCAGCGCGGCCACGATCGTTGCAATGGCAGGGGACGTGATCCAGATCCCCCGGAACGGCGTTTTTATGATCCATGACCCGGCAATGACAGTATGGGACACCTACAAGGCGGCGGACTTTGAAAAGCTGGCCCAGGAATTGAAGGTGATCAAACAGTCCATTGTGAACACCTACGCAGGCAGAACCAAAATGAAGGACGAAGACATATCGGCCATGATGCAGGAAGAAACATGGTGGACGGGAGATCAGGCCGTGGAAAAGGGCTTCTGTGATTCCATCATGTTTGAAGCGGAGCCGCAGACGGTGATCGAAAACGCCCGGAAAGTCATTGTCAATTCTGTTCCGCTGGATCTGTCACGGTTTAAGACCGTGCCAACAATGTTGTTAAACAGCCCGGCCCAGGGCGGTTTGCAAAATACTATTGAAGAACCCAAAGACCAAAAAGGAGGAAAAGGAACTATGGACGAACAGATCAAGACCGTGCCCGCCCTGGAAGCAAAATACCCGGATCTGGTGAACCAGATCCGCACGGAAGCCGTGAACAGCGAGAGGGAGCGGATCAAGAGCATCATGGACACGGCCCCGGCGGGGTATGAAAGCATTGTGGAAGATGCCCTGTTCAAAACCCCCGTGGACGCTGGACAGGTGGCCTTGAAGATCGTTGCCGCACAGAAGCAGGCGGGCGCAAAGTACCTGGCCGCAGTTGCAAAGGATGCCGCCACGTCCGGCATGGACGGCGTGGAGCCGGGCGGAACGCCTATGGGCGGCGGGGACGATGGCAAGAGCATCTTTGACAGGGCCATTGAGGAAGTTCTGTAAAGAGAAGGGAGGAAACGAAAGTGGCAGAGTTGATCGAGCGGCGGGAGTACACGCCGAAAAGGTTTTATGCCGGGGAGTTCCCCGCCGTGCCGGAAACGGGAACCGCTGGCGGCGCTATTGCCCTGCATGACCTGGTTATGTCCAGCGATACCGGGATCGTAAAGGCAACCAAAGAGGGCATTGCAAACGTGGTGGGCATTGCCGTAAGCGAGGCCGCAGCGGCGGGCGATCCCGTTGTGTACATTATGACCGGGGAAGTGTTTGCGGATTCCGTGGGCCTTGACGGAATTACCGTGGACGAAGCAAAGGCAGCGTGCCGGAAGCTGTCTATTTTCTTGAAGTAAGGAGGATAAAAGACGATGCCTAACACTGTAAGCATTTATGAACCCCGTACCATGATGGGCGTGATCAAGAAATTGCCGCCCGTCCACACATTCTTCCGCAGCACCTTCTTTTCCCATGAAAAGACGTTCGTAACGAAAAGCGTTGACATGGACTATAAGAAGGGCGCACGGAAGCTGGCCCCGTTCGTGTCCCGCGAGATCGGCGGCAAGATTATCCCGAACACCGGGTATACGACCGAAACGTATACGCCCCCGTTCATTGCGCCGGACAAGGTGACAACCATTGATGATATTCTGGATCGGCAGCCCGGCGAAAGCCTGTACAGCGGCAGAACCCCGGCGCAGCGGGCCGTGATCCAGATGTCCGAGGACTTCACGGATCTGCGGGAAATGATTCTGCGCCGTGAAGAATGGATGTGCGCCCAGGCCATGCTTACGGGCAAGATCATTGTGCTGGGCGAGGGCGTGAAGGATACAATCGACTTCCGGTTTACGAACCTGGTTGACATTTCCAAGGATACGAAGCGGAAGTGGAAGGGCGGCACGGCCCAAGACAAGTACGCCGATCTGAAAGCCTGGCATGAGAAGGTACAGAAAGAGGGCTTCACCAACTGCAACGTGTGCATTATGGCTTCTGACGTGGTGACAGAGTTCCTTATGGATGAACAGATCCGGAAGCTGCTGGACGTGAAGAACTACGCCCTGGCCGTGATCAAGCCCACGCAGAAGGAAAACAACGTTACCTATATCGGCACGATCCACGAACTGGGCCTGGATCTCTACCAGTACAACGAATGGTACGTGGACGATTGGACAGACCCGGCAACCCCTGTGGAACTGCCCATGGTTCCGGCGGGCACGCTGATGATGGCAAGCACGCACGCCAAGTATTCCATGTACTACGGCGCTATTTCCATTCTGAACCAGCGCACGGAGAAATGGGAAACCGTGGCCGGAAAGTATGTGCCGGATACATTCATCAAGAAGCGCCCGGATCGCCGTTTCCTGTCCCTGCAAAGCGCCCCCGTGCCCGTGCCGCATGAGGTTGACAGCTGGCTTGTGGCGAAGGTATTCTAATGGACTTCAAAGCACAGCTGGCGGCGGATATGCGGGTATTTCACAACCCGGCGGAATTTGCCACGGTGGCGGGCTTCTACTATGATCGGGAATGGTACGAAGTGCCCGTGGTGCTTGACCATGAAGCGGCGGCGGAACGACAGCGGCCCGGCGGCGATAATGCGCCGGGCCTGTCCAGCCTGGAAGCCGTGGCGTATGTATCGCTGTACGATCTGGGCTTCATGCCGGAGCGGGATCACAAGTTCGCTGTGAAGGTGGCGGGCGTGACACAGCAGTACAACATTGAACGCGCACACCACGAAGACGGGGAAATCATTCTGGAACTGGGGGCGCTGGGCGAACGATGAATATAGGCGTACAGATTGACGCGGAAACTATGGAGCGGGTGGAAGCCATGCTGGCGCAAGTCCCGAAAGGGGCCGAGCGGGCTTTCTCCAACGCCATAAACCGGGGACTGTCAAAGGTGAAAACCGGGGCGTTTCGGGAAGTAAAGCGGGTTTACACGGTGCAAAGCAGCGCTTTAAGCGGTGCAACCAGCACGAACATAAAGAAAGCGTCAACGGGCGATCTGGCCGGGCACGTCCATTTTGCAGGCTATGAAATCCCCCTGTACAAGTTCAACGTAACGCCGAAAAAGCCCGGAACCGGAAAGCAGGTAAGCGCAACCATGAAGCGCGGCGGCGGGGCCGTCTATGACGATGCCTTTATAGCTGAAATGAAAAGCGGACATATCGGCGTATTTCATAGGGAAACGCGGAAGCATTTGCCTATTTCGGAGTATATGGGGCTGTCCGCCGCGCACATGGTAGGGGAAACCGCCGTGGCCGAAAAGCTACAGGAAGAAGCCCAGAAGACCGTTGACGAACGTGTTATGCACGAAGTTGAACGGCTTCTGAACGGCTATGGAGGGTAAACCATGACAGAAATTTTCCTTATGGAAACACTGGCCGCATTTGTGGAGGAACACACAAAAAGCATTATCCTTGAAGTGGAAACGGAACCGGGCGCGGACAGAAAAGAGCGCCCAGCGGAAGTCCACAAGTACGGCTTGCCGAAAAAGGAAGACAAAATAAAGCGGATTCCATATGTTCTGCTGCAACTGCTGAAAGGCGAAGACGAAGTGGAAGACAGCGAATGTATGATCCGCATTATAGCGGCAACGTATTCCGAGGACTGGAAAGCGGGGGAATACGATGTGCTGAACCTGCTGTTGAAGATTAAAGCGGAATTAAAGCGCGTTGGAATACTGGACGATCGCTTTGTCCTGCATTTCCCGGTAGAATACCTGATCTACACGGATACGGAAAAATACGGGCCGTACCATTTTGGGGAAATGATCACAAAATGGGGCCTGCCAACAATGAAACGGGAGGTTGAAGAAATATGGCAAGAGTAGCGAAAAGCAAGGCGGAAGACCTGGAAGCCGCACAGACGGCCCAGGGAACCGCTCAGGACGCGCCGGAAGCCGCAGGGGGTACAGATACCACCACGGAGGCGGAAGGGCCGCAGAACGGGCAGCAGGCCGCCCAGGACACGCCCCAGGCGGTGGAAGCGGAAAAGCTGGTGTATGTGGGGCCGCAACTTCCCCGTGGGCGGCTGAAAACCAACAAAATTTTTGAGGGCACGCGGGATCAGATCCTTGCTTCCCCGGAAATGGAGGAAGTGCTGAAAAGATACCCGCTTGTCAAAAATATGCTTGTGCCCGTGTCGAAGCTGGCGGAAGCGAAGCAGAAGATCGCGGCGGGCGGGAACGCCCTACATAAGTTCTACGCGGACATTGCTTCCCTGGCGGCAACGGAAGGATTGGAGGGATAATAGATGGCGCTGACACACGGCGTAAACGCATCGAAGCTGAAAACCAGCGTTTCCACGCCTATTAAAGTGGATTCCGGCGTGCATTTCGCGGTGGGCGCGGCCCCCGTGCAAATGGTGGGCGGGAAGACCAACGAAGTCATTATGGCGAATGACTACGAAGAAGCTGTGCGCTTCCTGGGGTATTCTGACGATTGGGAGAAATACCCGTTGTGCATGGAGATTTACACCGCGTTCACGCTTTACAACGTGGCCCCGGTGATCATGGTGAACGTGCTTGACCCCAAAAAGCACAAAACGAAGGTGGAAGCGGAACTGGAACCGCTGGAAAACCAGATCCTTTTGCCGCTGGAAGCCCTGGCGGACACGGTGGAAGTGGAAGGGATGGAGCGGGATACCGATTATACCGTGTTTTACACGGATGATAATTGCGCGATCGAGTTCCTGACCGACACCACCACCGCCCAGCAGGTAAGCTATGAAGCGGTTGATCCGTCCATGGTTACGAAAAGTGACATTATCGGCGGATACAGCGTGACCACGCACAAGACCACGGGGCTTGAACTGATCGATGATGTTTTCCCGAAGTATACCCTTGCGCCTGATATTATCGTGTGTCCGAATTGGTCACACGACAATGAGGTGGCGGCGGTTATGTCCGCAAAGGCGGAAAATATCAACGGCGTGTTTGAAGCGGAAGCGCTGATCGAACTGCCCAGCACGGAAGGGGACGGCGCAACCTGGTACACGGACGTTCCGGCGCTGAAAAAGCGCATGAATATTTTCAACGTGAACCAGCTGTGCTGCTGGCCGAAAGTCAAGCTGGGCGATCGCGTCTTTGACTATACCGTACAGCTGGCGGGCAGTATGTCCAAGACGGACAACAGCGGGGAGTTCGGGGACGGCACGCCTTGCGAAAGCGCGTCCAACAAGGTTTTGCGTGCTGACAGTATGGTGCTGGCGAACGGTGAGGAAGTCCGGCTGGACGTGCCGAAAGCAAACTATCTGAACGACAACGGTATTATTACCTGTGTCAACTTCTACAACGGCTTTGTGTCCTGGGGCAACTACACTTCCGCATTTCCGGCCAACACCGATCCGGTTGACTATTTTTATAATATCAACCGGATGTTCAAGTACATTGCCAAAACGGTGATCCTGACTTCCTGGAACGATGTTGACCGCCGGATCACGCGCCGCCTGCTGGACGCGATCATGCAGGGCGTAAACTACTGGCTGAACAGCCTAACCGCCGAGGAAAAGATCCTGGGGGGCCGGGTGGAAATGCTGGAGAGCGAAAACGCCCTTACAAACCTGATGGCGGGCCGGGTGAAGTTCCATATTTACGTTACGCCCCCGTCCCCGTTGCAGCAGCTGAATTGGGTAATGGAATACGATCTTTCCTACCTGCAAGTGCTGCTGTCCCCGGCGGCGTAAGAAGGAGGGGTAAGAAATGCCGATAGTTGATCAGCTGGTAAACAACTTTGCCGTGTACGAAGACGCGGTGGACTATATCGGGATCGCGGAAGTGGAGTTCCCGGAACTGGCATGGCTGGTGGAGGAAATCAAAGGCGCGGGGTTGAGCGGCAACATTGAAGCCGTTGTGATCGGACACCTGGAAGCCATGACGGCAAAGTTCAGCTTCCGCACGGTTACGCCCGCCGCCGTGAAGATGAACGAGCCGCGTATTCACAACCTGGATTGCCGCGTATCCCAGCAGGGCTACAACAGCAACAAGGGGCAGCACAAGCAGGAAGCGCTAAAGCACATTCTGCGGACGATGCCGAAAAAGCTGGCCGTAGGCAAAGCAGCGGCGGCTTCCCCGGCGGACGCAAGCGGCGAACACGCCGTATACTATTACGCCATTTACAGGGACGGGAAGAAGGAAACGGAGATTGACCCCGTGAACTTCATCTGCCTTATTAACGGCGTGGACTACCTGGCGGAAGTAAGAAAGGCGCTGGGCAAGTAACAGGAACACCGAGCGGGCCAGCGGCGTTGTGCTGCTGGCCCGCAATAAATTTAATTTTATGGAGGAAATGACAATGGAAGACAGCAAGAACATGAACGCGGAAAAGATGGCCCAGGAAGCCGCCCAGGCGGCCCAGGACGCGCCGGAAGCGGTGGCGGGTATGGATACCGCCACGGCGGCGGAAGCGCCCCAGGACAAGCCCGCAGACGCGCACAGCATGAACTATGTGCATACCTTCAACCCGCCCGTTGAGATCACGGGGACGCAGTACAAAAGCCTGACCTTCTACTTTGAACGCCTGACCGGGGAAGACGTGGAGGCGGTGGAACTGGAATTGCAGCAGCGCAACATTATTGTGCTGGACGCAACCGTATCCAGCGCGTTCCAGTGCGGCATTGCGGCCCGTGCGTCCGGGATCGGAGCGGATGAGATTGCACGCCTGCCCTTGCGGCATTATCTCAAGATCAAGAACGCCGCGAGGGATTTTTTAGTGGCTGTGGGATACTAAAAATTGAGTATCCCGGCAACTGGTTCCGAAAACAGTCATACAGGCTTGCACGGCTGACATATGCCGATCCGTTTAAGTGGATGGCCTTGCCGCTTCATGAATTTTTCGCCTGGATAGAAAGCATAAACGAAGTGGAGGAAGAAGACAAGGCCGACCAGAAGGACAAGTGAGGGGGGCGGGAAGTAATTGGCAGGGGCGCAAAAAAACTTTGAACTTCTGTTCAAGCTGACTGCTTCCCTGGGCGGAAATTTCCATAGCACCTTCAACGCCGCCGTGCAGGCGCAAAAGCGGCTGTCTGACAGCGTTAAAAACGTCAATGCCCTGCAATCGAAAGTAGATGGCTACAACAAAGCAAACGCCGCCATTCAGCAGAACCAGCAGAAATTGCAGCGCCTGACGGCGGAACATGACCGCTTGCAATCCGAACTGGCCCAGACGGCCCAAAGGAAGCGCGAACTTCAACGGGCAATGGAAACCGCAGAAGCGGAAGGGAACATAGAGGAATACAAGCGGTTACAGAAGGAACTTTCCGACACCAACAAGGAATACAGCAGGCTAAACGAGAAGTACAAAGCGAATAAAAACCAGATACAACAAGCTACTGAAAAAATAGAAGAACAGCAAAGATCCCTTGAAGAACTGGCCCAGGAGTTGCGGGAAGCCGGATTGAACACGGACGATCTGGAACGCGCAAACGAACGGCTGAAAAATTCCTACGAAAGATTGCAAGAATCACAGAATCGGCTAAAAAATCTCAACCAGGAACAGGAAAAGCTAAAGAAAAGCATTTCTTCTACAAAGCTGCAAATAGCGGGAACAGTCGGAGTTTACGGAGCCGTAGCAACCGCAATATACAACGGGCCAATAAAAAGTTCTATGGCATTTGAAAAGCAAATGTCAAACGTGGGAACGCTTCTGGAAGGTGATGTGCAGGGAAGACTTGCGGAATTAAGCAAAAGTGTTATCAGCATTTCAAACGCAACAGGCGCGGGAACCGGGGATTTAACAGACGGTTTATATCAAGTTATTTCCGCGTTTGGAGATACCGCAGACAGCGCAAAAATACTTGAAACGGCAACCAAAGCGGCTACCGCTGGCGGGGCAACCACGACAGACGCGATCAACCTTCTTTCGGCGGTTACAAAAGGCTACGGCGATACATCGGCGGAAGCACAGCAAAAAGTGGCTGATTGGGCGTTTCAAACCGTGAAACTGGGGCAAACGTCATTCCCGGAGCTTGCGGCTTCCATGGGGAAGGTTATTCCGCTTGCATCAACGCTGGCTGTAAAGCAGGAAGATTTGTTCGGCGTAATGGCAACACTTACGGGTGTAACGGGCAATACTGCGGAAGTATCGACACAGCTAAAAGCAGCCATGCAAGGCTTTTTGTCCCCGTCTTCAAATATGCAAAAGTCCCTGCAAAAGCTGGGATACGCAAACGGACAGGCTTTGTTGGAAAGCAAGGGACTACAAGGTGCGCTTGACGCATTACAGCAAAGCGTGGGCGGAGATCAGTTAGCATTTGCAAAACTATTCAGTTCAGTTGAAGCGCAAACGGCGGTTCTGGCGCTAACGGGAGAACAAGCGGACAATTTCGCAAGTAAAACGGCGCAAATGTATGAAGCGTCCGGGGCGGCGGCAACTGCGTTCGCAACAGCGACAGACAACGCGGAATCCAAAATGCAACGCGCCAAAACTGCGGTATCAAACCTTGGGCTGGTGCTGGGAAATACATTCTTGCCTTACGTGGAAACCGCAGCGGACAAATTAGCTGGGGTAGTACAAAAGGTTGCAGACTTTGCACAGGAAAACCCGCAGTTAGTGCAAACCGTCCTAAAGGTGGTTGGAGCGCTGGCCGCGCTGAAGCTGGGCGGATTGGGCCTAAAGCTGGGCTTCCAGGAAATGAGCCTGGGGGTAAACACCGCTAAAATTGTGCTGGAAACGCTGAAAAGCAAGTTCCTGATCGCGCAGGCGGGCAGCATAGGGCTACTGGGGAAGATCAAAAACCTGGGGAAATCTTTTGGAACCCTGGGGGGCCTTAAAAACCTGCTGGGGCCGCTGGGCGGCATAGCCGGAAAAATCCTTCCCGTGGTGGGAGTGGTAACGGCGGTAATTACCGTTGTGCAGCTTCTACGGAAGAACTTTGACAAGGTGCGGGAAGCGGTAGGCCGGATTTTCGGGGAAAAGGGTCTGGAAGTCTTTGACAAGATCGTTGCAGCCGTTACGGCGGCGGGGGACGCGATAAAGGGTGTATTTTCCGCCAGCGGAGTTGACGCATTAAGATTATACACCAAAATCGAACAGGCTTTCGGAGGGAAAGCCGCAGGGCTGTTTGTTAAGTTCGTAGGCGTGATCCAGACCGTAGGAAGCGCGATCGGAAGTCTGGTGGGCTTCATCACGGAACACGTTGTGCCAGTGGCGGAACAAGTGCTGGGCGTAATCGTGTCCGATGTGATACCGGGAATTGTCGGCGGTATACAGCAGGCGGCCCCGGTTATCATGCAGATCGTGCAAGCCATAGCGAATTTTATAGCGGGAATTATTCCGGTTATCGGCGGATTCATTGCCGGGATCATGCCCGTTATCAGCGAGATCATAACGTTTGTGCAAACGAACGTTTTCCCGATTGTCCAGCAGATTTTCAGCTTTATTGTTTCAACCGTACTTCCGGCAATCGTCAGCGGCGTTCAATTTCTGGCAGCTACTATTACTGCGGTGCTGTCCGCCGTCCTGCCCGTGGTGCAGACGGTATTTACAACGATCTGGAATATCATACAGCCGATCATGCAGCAGATACTTTCTGTGATTCAAGCTGTGTTGCCGTCTGTGCTGGCAATCTTCCAGAACGTCTTCAACACCATAGGCGGCGTTGTGAACGGCCTTGCAACCGTCCTTTCCGGCCTGATTCAGTTTATAACGGGCGTGTTTTCCGGCAACTGGGCGCAGGCATGGGAAGGAATAAAGAGCGTGTTTTCCGGCGCGTGGGATGCCCTGACAAGCATTGTGAAGGGCGTTATAAACGGCATAATCGGAATTATCAACGGCGCTATTGCAGGGCTGAACAGCATTAAGATCCCGGATTGGGTTCCCGTTGTCGGCGGCAAGGGCGTGAATATCCCGCAACTGCCAACGTTCGCACGGGGCACGGCCAGAACGCCCAGCACCTTTATAGCGGGTGAGAAGGGGCCGGAACTGATAACCAACGCGCCCGGCATGACCGTATACACGGCGGAGCGGACGCAAAAGATCCTGGAAAGCAGCAACCGGGCCGCAGCCGCCGTAAAGTCCGCGCCAGCGGCAATGCAGGTGGGCGGCGGTGGTGGAAACGCCGCAGCGGAAGTGCGAACCGCGCCGGAAGTTACACGGAACCCCGGACGCGGCGGCGGTACGCAAAACATAACCGTAAACAATTCCCCCACGATCATAGTGCAGGGGGACAAGCCGGACGATCTGGATCAAAAACTGGAAGAAAACAACCAGAAATTGATCCGGGAGTTCCGAGAAATACAGCGGCAGGAAGCGGAAGACGAAAGAAGGATGGTTTATGAATAAGACATACCGAACCATACAAGGCGATATGTGGGACAAAATAGCCTATGAACAGATGGGGAGCGTCTTATACACGGATCAGCTGATTAAGGCGAACGCAGATCACGCCGCTATCGTTATCTTTCCCGCCGGGGTGGTTCTTACCATCCCGGCGGCGGAAGATCCGGTGGATATGCAGTTGCCGCCGTGGAAAAGGGGGATTCTTGAATGAGCAGGGCAAGGCGGGTTGAATTGCGCGTGGTGGCAATCGGCGGGACGCTTCCGCAAAACCTGACAGACCGCCTTTTGTCGGCAACATACACAGACAACGAGGAAGACGCAGCGGACGATCTTCAAATATCCTATGACAACGCCGCAAATGAAGGGAACAAACAGTGGTTAGAAGTAAAAGCAACGATCGCGCCGCCGGATACCGGAAAACTGGTACAAAAGGAAGTGGCCCCGACAGAAACGATAGATTATATCGTACAGCGCGGGGATACACTGTCAGCCATAGCGGCAAAGTATTTGGGGAGCGCGTCAAAGTATAACCAGATCGTACAGGAAAACGGAATAAAAAATCCTGATTTAATTTTCCCTGGGCAAGTGTTCAAGATCACAACCGGAGGACAAGTAACGGCAACGCCTACAGAAGCCGTACAGGACGCAAGGGCGGCGGGGGATACGGATACCCAGGGCGGAGCCGGAAACGCCGCCAGCGGCGGCGGAAGCGGCGCAGGGAGCGGCCCGGCGGCCACATCCGTTAAAATGGTGCAGGTACAACTTGCGCAACTGGACTGGAACGGCAGCGGGCGTTCCGGCGTTCTGAACTGCGGAACGTTTGAGATTGACAGCGCAAAGCTTGCGGGGCCGCCCATGAAAACAACGTTGAGCGGCACGTCAATCCCTTATACGTCAACGTTGCGGATGCAGAAGAAATGCCGCAGCTGGGAGAATACAAGCCTACAGGCGATCGCCGCGCAGATCGCGGCGGAAGCCGGCCTGTCTTTGATGTATGAATGCGCGGAAAATCCGAAGTACAGCAAAAAAGAGCAGGTACAGCAATCGGATATACGGTTTTTGCAGACGCTTTGCCATGCGGAGGGAAAAGCGCTGAAAATTACCGCGCTGTCTGTTGTCATTTTTGACAAGCAGGACTATGACGGAAAACCGCCGATCAAAACAATTACTTACGGAAGCAGCGATATTCTTTCTTTTAACCTGTCAACAAACATGAAGGATACAGCGTACACAAGCTGTCATGTAAGCTATTCCGATTCCGAAAAGAAAGAAACGATAGAATACACGTTCACGCCGGACAGCAGCGCGGGAACGGGGCAAGTGCTGGAAATCAACGAAAAAGTTGCGGACACGGCGGAAGCCATGCGCATTGCGAAAAAGCGCTTGCGGGAAAAGAACGAAGGAGAAATAACGGCCAGTTTTTCCATGGTGGGGGACGTGCAGCTTGTGGCGGGCGTGGTGGTTCAACTGCGGGGCTTCCAGTCCTTTGACCGGAAATACCGGGTAAAGAGCGCCAAACACAAGCTATTGGGCGGATATACCACCGACATTGAATTAGTGCAGATATTGGAGGGGTATTGATGGCGGGACAAAACGGCGCTTCCCTGCAAATGGACAAAGATATACTGGACGCGCTGAAACGGATAATCAGGATCGGCGTGGTGCAGTCTTTTGACGCGGTAACACGGAAGGGACGCGTAAAGTTCGAGGACAAAAACGGGCTGAAAAGTTCGGAACTGAAATTTATTGCCCGGCCCCGCCACATTGCGCCGAACAAGCAGCCGCCGGATCAGGAAGACGATCTGGTAAAAATAGCGTGTGACCATTGCCCACACCAGCATGAAGCCTATGTAATGGACTGGAACCCGAAACCGGGGGCGTGGGTGCTGTGCATCATGCGCCCGGACGGGAGCGGGGACGGGTACGTTGTAGGGGAGGTGTAAAACGTGGGGAAGCTGGGCGGTTTTGGTTCGCTGTCCTTTGTCGTATCCAGCAACACAATAAGGACGTTTGAAAAACTGCAATGGGACGTGGGCGCAAGCTACGCCACACACGATCGGCACATGATGCCGGATCTTCTGGAATTTCTGGGGCCTGACCCGGAAACAATCAACCTGCCCATTAAGTTTTCTGTCTTCCTGGGCACGAACCCGATACAGGAAGTGGAGCGGTTGCGGGCCATGATCAGAAGCGGGACGGTGGAACGTCTGGTGCTGGGCGGCCACGTCTACGGGGGCTATAAATGGGCCATTACCAAAATGTCCGCAGAATTGAAGACATTTGACAACCGGGGGAACTGCTGGGCAGCAAATACCACGCTGTCACTGAAAGAATACGCCAGGAGGTAGCCGCCGTGTCGTGGATTTTGAAGAACAACGGAAAAATTCTGGAAGATATTTGCCTTGACCCGCAGACGGTGGAAGAAGAAGTGCTGATAAACGGCGCGATCATCCTTGACAGTTACTTAAAGTCTGTGACGTTTATACGGGGACTGGGCATGAACACAGACCGATTGCACCGCCCTGTAAACGTGGTGGCAAATGAAATCGTGGCGAATATCCACGATCAGTTTGAACAGTACGAACCGCGGGCGATCCTGGGGGAAATCACGGTGGAAGCAGGCAACGTTCGCGGTGACATGGATATAACGGTTGAAATTGAGGGGGTGCGGGACGTTGATTAAGCGGGAATATCCAGATATTGAATTTGTGGAAACCGACACGGAAACCATAGAAAACAGCCTGATTGCGCTGTGGGAACTGATGTATGAGAAAATGACCGGGAAGAAGAAAAAAGTTTATCCGGCTTCCCCGGAACGGCTGTATATAGCCTATACGGCGGCAATCATCGTCCAGCAACGGATTATAATCAACGAAACCGCAAAAAAGAACGTGCCGCGCTACGCAAACGGGAAATACCTGGACAGCCTGGGGGAGCTGTTCAAAGACACGTTCCGCCTGCCGGAAGCAAGGGCAACCGCCATTTTCCGCTTCCACATTTCGGAGCCGCAGCCGCAAAGCGTCATTGTGCCGCAGGGCACGCGGATCAACTTTGACGGGGAAATTGTTTTTGCAACTACGGAAGAACTGGAAATCAAAGCCGGGGAGGAATACGGGGACATTCTGGGCGAATGCCTTACGCCGGGGATCGTAGGAAACAACATTGCAGCCGGGCAGATCAAAGAAATTATGGACACCTACGACTTTTATTGGAAAGTGGAGAATATCACGCGGACAGCTGGCGGCGCGGACAAGGAAAGCGATCAAAGCTACTATGAGCGCTTGCGGGAAAGCATGGAAGGGTTTAGCACAGCTGGCCCCGTAGGCGGGTATATTTACCACGTCAAGAGCGTTTCAACAGCCATTGCGGACGTGACTGCCACAAGCCCGGAACCGGGGCTGGTTGATATACGGGTGCTGCTGAATGGCGGGGAAATGCCCACGGAAGCAACCATGCAGGAAATTCAAGACGCTTTGAACGCAAGCACGGTTCGACCGCTGACAGATAGGGTGATCGTGTCAAAGCCAGAAGAAGTCCCTTTTTCTGTTGATGTGACAATCTATCTTCCGCGCTACAGCCAAACCAGCAGCACGATCATTGAAAGAGACGCAAGAAGCGCTGTGGCCGCATATATCAAATGGCAAACGGAAAAGATGGGGCGGGATATTAACCCGTCCCGTTTGCACAATTTCTTGATGGAAGCAGGACTGAAAAGGGCGGAGATCCGGAAGCCTGATTTTACGGTTGTCCCCGAAACGTCCGTGGCCCGGCTGACCGGGGAAACGGTTCTGAACGGGGGAACAGAGGATGAATAACGATATTTATAGTATCGACTTCACACAGATTTTTCCGACAGCCCTACAGCATGACCCGAAAATGATCGCGCTGGCGAAAGGGTTTGCGGCGGAAGCGCTGAAAGTGAGCGGACATCTTAACGATGTGCTGATCTATTCGCGATTTGACGAACTGCCGGAAGCGCTGGTGGATATTTTGGCCTATGATATGCACGTTGACTGGTACGACTACGATATGCCGCTAAAGGTGAAACGGGAAGTTGTAAAAAACAGTGTTCGGGTGCATAAGCGCATGGGGACAAAGTACGCTGTAGAAACGGCGCTGGGGAGCGTGTGGCCGGAAAGTGAAGTGGAAGAATGGTTTGAGTATGGAGGGGAACCGCATCATTTCAGGATTGTTTGTGACGTTACGGAAAGCTACATAACCGTAAGCTTCAAGCGGCTTGTGCAGGCCGTCTATATGTATAAGCGCCTGTCTTCCCATTTGGAAAGCGTGGTGTACCAGGCGCGGATTACCTGCATCATACAGACGCACACAGATTATTTTGTGTACCACAACCCGCTAACGGATACGCTGCGGGCCGGGACGCATCCATACCGGATTATGATCGGCGGCGTGGCAAACGCCGCTATTATCATAGGCACGGCGGCGGCGGGGTTTATCTTCACTCCGCCGCAAGCCGGAACCATCCCGCAGCGCAATGTTGTTTTCCGGGGCCGGGAAGACCGCATAACCATCCAGGCAGGCCGTGCGGCCTATGGGTATAAAAACACCCAGGCGGGAACCGTGGAAGCTGGTACAGAACCGCGCAGGGCCGTTTCTGGCGGTGCGGCGGAAGCAAGCCTGATCGCGGAAACAGAAGCGGCGGCGGCTGTCTACAACAACCCGCAAGCCGGAACGATGCCGCAGCGCAATGTTATTTTCAAAGGCAGGGAAACGGCGGTGGAAGCGGAAACAGAAGCGGCGGCGGTTGTCTACAATACCCCCCAGGCCGGAACCGCCCCCCGCCGCGCTACAGTGTTCAATGCCCAGGAAGCCCATATAACCGCCCAGACGGGAGCGGAAGCGTCAAGGTATACAAACACACGGGCGGGAACTGTGGAAGCAGGTACAGAGCCGCGCAGGGCCGTACAAAGCGCCATTGCGGCGGCGGAAGTAGTTACAGAAACGAAAGTGGAAGGAAGCACGTATGCCGTGCCCATTGCGGGGACAGCGCCGGGCCGGAACGTCATACCGCAAATAGCGGACGAAGACGGGGCCGGAACGGTGGAGGGCAGGGCGTTTAAGTATAATTCTAAGCGGTGCGGAAGTCCCCGGAAATTGTAAGGAAGGAGGAAAAACCATGCTGGAACCCCAGGCATTTGAGGACGTGAAAACGTTTCTGGATGATATTATTGCCTATGCCATGGTAACGGTGGACGGGGAAGAAATCAAATGCCCGATCCACCGCCGGGAGCGGATGAAAGACGGGCGCGTAGCGGTGTATATCCAGATCACGCCGGAGGAAAGCAGAAGCGTGACCGTCCAAAAAGTGCAGCTGTACAACAAAAACCGCCAGCTGTGGGCCACGAAGGGGGAAGGGATTCTTCTGGAAGAAGCCCAGGAAGGGGTTTTGTACCGCTTCACATTTAAGTTTTTGGAACAGGAGGTGTAAACCGTGTACACAGAAAAACAGTGGCTTGACCATGTAACGGAATTTGAAGACCGCTACACAGAACAGGACAACGGGGACGGAACGATCACGCATATCCCTGTGGAAGGGGAGGTTTTACAGGAGGGAACCCCCCAGAGCGCGAAAAACTTCAACCACATGGAATGCGGCATTTCGGAAGCCCACGAAACAGCGGCGGCCCTGCTGGTTATGGCCCGGCACGCCCGGCAGCAGCTGGAAGACCTGGCCGGGGAAACGCTCCACGTGACGCTGAACAATTCCGAACAGTACCCGTTTAACAACAGCAAAAAAACGGTTGCCCTGGCCGTGCGCCGCAATAACGGGGAATACACAGTAACCCCGGAAGTGGTGAGCGTGGCGGGCGGCAGCCTTAAAGGCGTGTCCGTTTCGGACAAACTGGCGAACGGCTTTAAGGTGGAATTTTACGGGAGCGCCACAAGCGTTACGCTGAAACTTCACGTAAAGGGGGGCTTCTACAGTGGCTAACGTTCATATCAAATCGGAAGCGCGGCGGCAGCATGAAGCGGCGGTTTTGCGCTCTTACGGGGTATCCGGCAAGGGAACCTCGGAACAGCGGGAAGCCGCCGCCGTGATTGCGGCCAGAAGCAAGGAAATCATGAAGGAGGAAAAAAGACGTGGCTAAAATCAACGTGATCGAGAAGACACCGGGAAAGCACCTGGAATACCGGGTGAGCGGGGAAAAGATCATTTTCGGGGACGATGATCTTTCCGTCAAACTGTCCACGCGGGAGCGGGACGAAGAAACCGTGCTGGACATTACGGCGGACAAGGATCAGGGCCTTATGATGGGCACGGGCGGCAACGCCCACAACTACGCCGCCCAGATTGTGATCCCGGCCCGCAGGTATGAGGAACAGGAAAAGGAAATGGAGATCGGGCGGGACGAAGACGGCGGCCCCGTCATGGGAATGGGAACCGTGCGCGTGCCGCAGCCGTTTGACGTGTCCCGCTGTACACTTTATCTATGGGGAATGGAGGAATAAAGAAAATGGCGAACAATTTTGACGATCTGGCAATGGCGGTGGCCGCGTTCGGCGCAAACAACCGCGTGATCCTGGACGATCTGGGCTATCCCTCTATCATGGTGGGCGTGCCGAAAATGAAGTATTCCGACATTATCACGGACGGCACGCAGGAGGTTTTGCCCTGGTGGATTGTGGATGGCGTGGAAAAAGATGTGATTTGGGTATCCAAGTACCCGAATATCATCAAGCACGATCGCGCCTACTCCCTGGCGGCAAAAGACCCGGCGGCGGTGCTGGACTTTGACACGGCGCTCACCGCCTGCCGGAAGAAGGGCAACGGCTGGCATTTGAACCAGAATGGCATTTTTGCCGCACTGAACCTGTGGAGCCAGAAAAATAAAACCGTTCCCCGTGGCAACACGAATTGGAGCGCCAGCTGGACGCATCCGCATGAGCGGGGGATCACAACGTATTATAACAACGAAAACGGAGGGCGCACGGCAACGGGCAGCGGCCCCGTAACCTGGAACCACGATCACAGCCCGGCGGGCATTGCCGATCTTTGCGGCAATGTCTGGGAGTGGGTGGCGGGTTTCCGCCTACTGGACGGTGAGATCCAGATTATCCCCTATGGCAACTCCATGAAATCTACATGCAGTATGGCCGCCGCGTCCACCGAATGGAAAGCGATCAAGGCGGACGGCTCGCTTGCGGAGCCGGGGGCGGCGGGCACACTGAAAATTGACCGTGAAAGCGCGGCCAGCGCAGCTATTGTGATCAATACAAGCGTAACCACGCGGACAACGGACGCAAACGATGCCAACTGCGCATTTAAGGACACAAAGACGGCGGCGGGGCTGACCATCCCCAAAATCCTGATCGCAATGGGGCTTTTCCCTGACGGCGGCGCAGCCTACGGCGGCGATCACTTCTGGGCGCGGAACAACGGGGAGCGGTTGCCGTTCCGGGGTTCCAGCTTCCCCAATCACGCGCACGGCGGGCCGTCTGCTGTCTTTTTGCACTACCTGCGCTCCCGCGTCCACGTGTATGTGGGCTTCCGTTCCGCTTATGTAGAACTGTAAACCGGACACCGGAAAACTGGGGGGGGCTTGCGGCAGCAAGTCCCCCGAAAATTTGAAATTCAAGGGAAAGTATTATGGAACAGAGAAATGCCGCGCCGGGAGAACAGTTGCCGCAGCTGGACGGGATCGCGCAGAACGCAAAAGCGGAAGATTTCCGAATGAAAAATAAAGTCTATGAAATCATCAAGTACGGGAATATCTGCCTAAAGGATTTCCCCAGGTATGAAAGAAATGGACTGGCACTTGACATACGGCAATGCGAATACGCAATTTTGCGGCATGTGATCACACTGGAAAATAAGCACTACAAGAAAACCACGCTGGGCGAACTGGACACAGAAGTTGATATTTTACGGCATTTGATCCGCCTGGCGGCTGACAAGGATATGTACCCGGACAAAAAGCCTTGCTTGCCGTTCCGCAGGTATGAAATTTGGGCAAAAATGATCAATCAACTAGGCGGCATGATCGGAAACTACGAAAAATACTTGAACAACGCTTCCAAGGGTAAAAAGAGCGGCTAAACGCCGTTCTTTTTATAGAAAGGGAAAAGGCCATTTAACGTTCCTAGCGGTTGCCGATCCGGGGTTCCAGCTTCAACAATCACGCGAACGGCGGGCCGTCTGCTGTCAATTTGAACAACCTGCGCTCCAACGTCAACGTGAATGTGGGCTTCCGTTCCGCTTAACCCCAATACAGCCAGAAGGCGCGGTGCATACGTGCCCGCGTCCCGTGCGATTGGGTATAAGGGGCCTTTTTCCTGTCCGATGGCCTGGCAAGGCCGCAGGAGAAATATTATATTGCCGCAAAAACAGTTAGTAAGGCGAAAGCCCGAAAGACGGATCGGGAAACCGTCAATTTGTTACGTCTGGCGCTGGGGTGCGCCCAGCGCTGGTTTGTGCGGCGTTTGCGGTGGGAGGTTATCCGCGTGAACAAGATCAAAAACCTATTCCCGAAAATATTTGACTTTGAAAACCTTTTCGATGCCTACAAAGCCGGGATACGCGGGAAAAGGGGCAGGCCGGATATTATGGTTTATACGGAAAATCTGGAAGGAAACCTGATTGAGTTACAAAACGAATTTATCTGGAAGACCTACAAAGTGGGCCGCTACAGAATGTTCTATGTGTATGAGCCAAAGCGCCGCCTGATAATGGCCCTTCAATTCAAAGACCGCGTGGCACAGCACGCGATCTACAGGCAATTAAACCCGCTATTGGACAAGCAGTTTATTTATGACAGTTACGCTTGCAGGAATGGAAAGGGGACGCACAAAGCGGTTGCGCGTCTGCAATATTGGTTCCGGCAGGTAAGCCGGAAGCCGGGAAAATACTATTACCTAAAATTGGATATTTCAAAATACTTCTACAGGATAGACCATGAAATTTTAATGGGGATCTTGCGGAAGAAAATAGCAGATGAAGACCTGCTGGAAATCCTGGAAGGTATAGTGAACTGCGAAGATACCCATTTCGGTTTGCCGATGGGCGCGGACATTGGGGATGTTGCGTTTAGTGAAATGCTGGCGGATGTGGGCTTGCCCATAGGGAATTTGACCAGTCAAATGTTTGCAAATCTGTATTTAGACCAGCTGGATCAGTTTTGCAAGCACCAGCTGGGCTTGCACTATTACATACGCTATATGGACGATGTGATCATACTCCATAACAGCAAAAAGCACCTGGAACGGGTGAAAAATCAGATTGCGAACTTTCTGGAAAGCGAACTGCATTTGAACCTAAACAATAAGACCTGCATCCGGCCCGTAAGCATGGGTGCGGAATTTGTGGGCTTCCGGGTGTGGGCAACACACGTAAAACTGCGGCGGAAGACCGCGAGAAAGATGGTGAAGCGGCTTGAATACGTTTTTGCAGCATACGCCGCCGGAGAAATTGACCGGGAGGGCATGGAACGCACAGTGGCTTCCTATAAGGGGGCCTTGAAGCACTTTAACAGTCACGGTATGGCGCAAAAGCTGAATGAGATTTACAAAAAGGAGGTAAGCAGGAATGGAAGGGGAACTGACAAGGGCGGAACATGAAGAATTTGCCCGGCGTATGACGGCTGAAAACAAGCGCCTGGAAGACGAAAACACGCGGCAAAACAAGCGCATTGAACAGCTGGAAAACACTGTAAACCAAATTGTAGTACAGCAGCTTACAGCCCTGACAGGCACGATCCAGGCGTTGAAAACCAGCGTAGACACCACGATCAAGGAACAGGCCGCGATCGGGGAGCGCGTAAAGAAACTGGAAGACAAGGACGGCGATATGTGGCGCACGGCTGTAAAGTGCGTGTTTTCTGCCCTGCTGGGCGGCCTTGTGGTTTTCATCCTGTCCAAGATCGGCATTTCGTAGGGGGCGGCGGCAATGGAACTTACGGCCCCTATGACGGCGGCGCTGTGCTTTTTCGGCGGCGTTACGCTGTGCCTGCTGGCTTGTATGGCGGTGAAGCTGAAAGCAGCCCAGACGGGCGGCAGGAAGCAGCAGAAGAAGGACAAGCCGCCCGCCACGGCGGGGAAGCGCATGGGCGCTATGGATAAAATTTTGATCGTGCTGGGCGTGTTCCTGCTGTGCTTCATCGTGGCAATGGTGGTTATCTTCATCAAAAAGGACAGCATACCGGACACGCTGGTACAATGCGTTTTCGGCGCGTGCGGCCTGGAAGGTGGGGTAATGGGTTGGATCAAGACCACGAAGGAACGCCGCCAGGATCGGCGCTGGGCGCGGCAGGACGCACGGGAAACCGCAGGAAACACAAATGGAATGGAGAATTAACCATGTTGACCGGAAACACAAATGAAGAAAGGATCTGGAACTACCTGACCGCCGCAGGCTTCACCGCTTGCGGCGCTGCTGGTATTATGGGCAACCTGTATGCGGAAAGCGGGCTGAACCCCCAGAACTTGCAGAACACCTATGAAAAGAAGCTGGGCTATACCGATGCCGCGTACACGGCGGCGGTGGACAGCGGAGCCTATACGGGGTTTGCGGGGGATAAGGCCGGGTACGGGTTGGCACAGTGGACGTACAGCACGCGCAAAGCCGCCCTTCTGGCCTATGCGCGGGCGGCGGGAAAGTCCGTGGGCGATCTGGAAACGCAACTGGCCTTTTTGGTGAAGGAACTGCGGGAAAGCTTTTCGGCGGTGTATCACACGTTGAAAACGGCCCAGACCGTCCGGGCGGCTTCTGATGCCGTCATGCTGAAATTTGAGCGCCCGGCGAACCAAAGCGCGGAAGCGCTGGCCCGCCGGGCTGACTATGGGCAGGGGTACTTTGACAAGTACGCCGCCCAGAAAGGAGCGGGAAACAAAGTGGGATACACGAACAGCGGGCTTGCGGTTTATAAGAAGCTGACCGGGAATTGCACGAAGCCGCGCACGCACGCGATCGACACGATCACGATCCATTGCATTGTAGGACAGTGGACGGCAAAGCAAGGCTGTGACTATTTCGCGGGGACTGACCGCCAGTGCTCTTCCAACTATGTCGTGGGCAAAGACGGTTCGATCGGCCTGTCCGTGGAGGAAGCAAACCGCAGTTGGTGCAGTTCCAACGCGGCAAATGACAACCGCGCCGTTACGATCGAGGTTGCAAGCGATACGGTACACCCTTACGCCGTGACAGAAAAGGCGTATGCAGCCCTGATTGACCTTGTGGCGGATATTTGCAAGCGGAACGGGATCGGGAAGCTGGTATGGTCAACCACAAAGGCGGATCGCGTGAACCACAAGAACGGGTGCAACCTGACCGTACACCGGGACTACGCAAATAAAGCGTGTCCCGGCGAATACCTCTATAGCCGCATGGGGGACATTGCCGCACAGGTAAACAAGCGGCTGGGCGTGGCCGATGCCGCGCCGCCAACGCCCGCACAGCCCCCGGCGGCCAGCGCCGTTCCCTATACCGTCCGCATCACGGCCACGAACCTTAACATTAGAACGGGGCCGGGAACAAACACGGCCAGTAAAGGGTACATCAATCCGGGCGTTTATACCATCGTGGAGGAACAGAGTGGCCCCGGCGCTTCTGCGTGGGGGCGCTTGAAGTCCGGCGCGGGCTGGATCTCTCTGGACTTCTGCAAGAAAATTTAGGAGGAAAGCAAAATGGAAAAATACAAAACCATTGAAGTTGTGTTCAAAAACGGACATTCCGCCACATGGGACGCGGAAAAGGGCGAATGGGACGATTACGCCTATGACGGGAAAGTGTTCATCATTAAGAAGAACGGATCGTGGGTGGGCATTTACAACATGGACAGCGCGATCAGCGTTGTTGTGAAATAAAGAAAGGACGGAAAGATCATGGAAAACATTATTTTTAACGCGGTGCTTCTGCTGATCTCGATCGGCGGCTTCCTGCTGGGCAAGTTCGTTTTCCCGAACGTGCCCAAAAGCGTTGCGGACAAACTGCGGCAGCTGGCCGCGTGGGCTGACAAGTTCGTTGTCTGGGCGCGGGAGTTTATGAAGACAAGCAGCGGACACGAAAAAATGGAAATGGTTGTGGAACAGCTGGAAGCCATTGCAAAGGAAGCTGGGCTGAATGTAACAAAAGACCAACTGCGGGCCATTGCCCAGGCCGCATATGAAAACATGATGAAGGGCGCGGCGGAAGCACAGCAGCCGCAGGAACCCGCCCAGGGGGTCAGCGCGGCCCGATACTATGAGATCGGCCAGCGGAAATTTGCGGAAGCGTCCACGGTGGTTATTAACGTGCCCGGCGGTTCGGCGGCGGTGTCCGTCCCCGGCGTGGCGGTTGCCACGGACAACGTGCCGGAAGGGGCGCTGGAACCGAACCCGGACGGCAGCGTAAACGCCTATGATGAAGCCGGGCTGAAAGTGGGAACCGTGGACGCGGACACGGCGGAAGCGGTAGCGGCTGGAATTGACGTTGCGATCGTGGAGGGCGGCCAGGCGGCCCAGGGAGCCGCCCAGGACGCGCCGAAAGCCGCAGGGGATATAGATACCGCCAAGACGGCGGAAGCGGCCCAGAACGGCCAGGAAATGCCGCAGAACGGCGCGGCAGAGGAATAAGCGCGGCGGCCCTACCGCAGCTGAAGCCTTGCGTACCTACGTGGGGTATTGATGTAGGGGCAGCGGGGCGCAAATAAGACGCGCCAGGGCGCACGGAAGCCCGCAGGGGGTGTATTTACCTTCTGCGGGCTTCTTTGCGTTTCTGGGGGATTTACGGGGCTTCCTGCAAGGCGTTCCAGACGTGGCCGCCCAGTTCCTTCATAGCTTCCGGCGTTTCCTTGACGAACATAGCGAAAAGAAAAGTCATAAATTCACTTTTGGTTTGCGCCCATTCTTCCGCCGTCATGTTCGGGTTTTGGGCCAGCTTCATTTGCAGAAGTTCTTCTGTAAGGGCCTGCCCGGCGGGGCTGTTCAAAACGGTTCTTTCCGCTTCTGAAACCCGCTCCACGAACTGATCAAAATTTTCTGCGATCTTCATTGTGTTTCCCTTCCCTTCTTTTGATGGAGCCGGGCGGCGGCTGGGCCGCCCGGCGGTGGTTGTTACAGGTGCGTATACATTCCGGTTACTTCTGTGAAGATGGCCTGCAAACTGTCACAGAAAACGCCGCTGTCTGTCCGAACTTCAACCGTTTTGTCTTCAATCCAGGCGAAAGTTTTCTTGTTAAGATGCCCGGCGGTGTACTTGAAAAAGTGCATCGTGTACGTGTCCGTAGCGTCCAGGGTGATATACAGGCGGTTGGCCTTGCTGGCGTTTTTGGGAAGCGTCATGCGCAGCGTGTTCCCGTCTGCTACAAGGTGGTTGGCCCCGGTCATTGCAAGGAACTTCTGCCCGCCCAGCTGTTCAAGAATCTTTTCTGCAACCTTCATTTTCGTAACCCCCGTTTATTTTTTGTGTGGTTCCCTTAACTGTTTATATTATACTTCCGTAAGTTCAAAAAGTCAAGCGCTTTCTGCTGAAATGATGCACAAAGAAACGGCACTGGATCTGTGCATTTTATATACTTCCGTAATTAAAGAAAAAACGCCCAGGCGCGGAGCCGGGGCGGCGGGGATCAGGCAATCAGAAAGACGCAAGAGGAAATATCAGATTTACAAGCGGAAATGTTGGAGCGGTGGACGGTATAGCCCAGCTTTTCTACCTGCTTTTTGCGGCGCTCATAATCGCAGGCGCAGCACTCGCAGAGAATGAAGCCATTAGTTTTGGAAGCATCCAGCTTTTCCAGGACGGCGGGCAAGTCCCTGTGTTTGGCGTTCATATAGCCATACCTGCCGCAACGGTAGGAAAGGTTTTTCTGGAAGATGATGTGGGCGGCGTAGTCCCCGACATAGATCCCGCACCAGCTGGGGTGAACGGTGATCATTTCGCCCCGCTCGTTATACCGGATTGTCCAGCCGTCCAGATCGGCGCTTCCGGTAGTTTCGGCGGCGTTCATAGCGGCCAGAACGGCGGACATTTCGTAGCCGTGGCGGGTAAGAGTACGGACGGTTTCAAGGTTCAACATAAGGAAGACCCCCTATAAAATATTTTGAATTGCTTGCCGTGTCGGCCCCGCTTTTCGTGTTGGCCCGTAAGGTTGGCCCCCGCCGTATTCTTAACGCCCCGGCAGGTGGGCGGCTGTGTTTCCCTTGAACTGTTTATATTATACTTCCGTAAGAAAAGAAAGTCAAGCAAATTTCAATACAATCATGCACAAATATACTTCCGTAAATTTGTGTAATATTTATACTTCCGTAGCTTGAAAGAGTGTGGTATAATGTGGGACAGTGGAAAGGGGGCCTTTATATGGCAGAAGAAAAAAAGAAGTATCCAACGCCCAGGGGGGCGGCGGCTACGGCGGCAAAAAATAAATACCGGGCCGGGAACTATGACAGAATGGAACTGGCCGTGCCAAAGGGGATGAAAGAAGCGGTAAGGGCGGCGGCGGCACAGGCGGGCTATTCTTCCTTCAACAGCTACATTGTGGCGGCGGTGCGGGAAAAGTATCTGCGGGATACCGGGGAAGAAATGACGTGGGGGAAGGGGGAAGAATGATGGAAAGAGCGTTGGAAGAACTGCACACGCTGGCGGAAGACGTGGAGAAACAGAAAAACAGGATCGTTGAAGCGGTATGGCGGGCAATCGTAGGAAGCGAAACGCCGAAAAGGGAAGATGGGGAACTGATCATACAGGGGCCGTACAGCCCGGAAACACGGTATTATTTCAGATACAAAGGGAAAGACGCAGCAATACTGACCATAAAAGAATTTATGCCGGGGCGGATTTCATACTTCATTCAATCGGAAGAAATAACGCCATGGGGCGTTATGGAAAAGCTGCTGGAAATTGAGCGGGCGGGAATTATAGCAGGGAAATAAGAGAACCACCAGCGGGCGGCGGGCCTGCTGGTGGTTGTTCTTCTGTATTAACTATATACAACCCACAGGCTATATACAGTTAGTACAACACGCCTATAAAAAAGAAAGTCCTTTGACCTGCTGATCGTTATCTATGCGGATCTCTTTGATGATGGAGCGCCACAACGTCCGTTTTTCTTCCCGCTCCAACGTGTCATAGATTTGCCGGAAGTCCTGGGCCAGAAACGCTTCCACGGCTTCAAAATTAGGGCGGGGGGCCGGGGGAAGGGCCGGGCGTTCTTCAAGCTGGGTGGAAAGTGCTTCATAGTCCCGCTTATATTCTTCCAGGTCGATCACTTCATTCAGATACAGTTCCTTCAACCTGGACAGCTTCCGCCGGACGGCGGCGCGGTCAACGGCGGCGGCGGACTGTTTGCGCTGGGCTTCCTTCACTTCCCATTCTGTGCGCCATTCCTGGAAGACGCGCCCCAGGTTTTCAAACAGCCATGCTTCCACAACTTCTTCCCGGATCTCTTTATCGTGGGAACAAAGATCACGCCGATAATGCTGACTGCATCGGTAATAGTAATACTTGCCGTTTGTTTGATGGCCCGCCAGCTTGTGCCCACATTCCGCACAAACAAGAATGGAAGTGAACAGGTACACGCGCCCGGTGGGATTTGACTTTGCATTATTGGATAGTAGCTTCTGCACAGCGTCAAAAAGTTCCTGTGGTATGATTGCGGGGCAGAAAGATTCATTTGTGCGCCCGTTTCGGTCATAGTATCCGGTGTATAACCGATCGTGAAGTATGCGCCGAAAATTTGTGTCCGTCCAATTCAAACCGTAAGTTTCCCGGATATACTTGATCGTCCCCCGCTGTGATACGGTGGCCCGGTAATGCTGGAAAGCGTCCTGGACGATCGCGGCCCGTTCCGGCACAATTTCCAGCCGCTTTTCTTCATTCACGCGGTAGCCGAAAGGGCAGTTGCCGGAAACAGCCGTGCCGTGCCTGATCTTGCTGTCAAACACAACGCCGATTCTTTCCCCGCACAGATCGGCTTCATTCTGGGCAATGGAAAGCCGCAGATTGATATACAGCCGCCCGCCCGCCGTGCTGGTGTCGTACTGTTCCTGTGTGGTTTTCCAGCCGCAGCCGTGGGCTTCCAGAACTTCCATGACCTTGTAATAATCGGCCACGGAACGGAACCAGCGATCCAGGCGGGTAAAGAGGATAAGATCCACCTTGTCCCGCTTTACGTCTTCCAGCATACGCAAAAAATTTGTGCGCTTCCCCAAACGCTTACGGGCGGTTTTGGCCGCGTCTATGTATAGGCCCGCCACGATCCAGCCGTTTTCCCGGCAATATTCCTGTAAGTCTTCCTGCTGGGCTTCCAGGGAAAGGCCCTTTATGGCCTGTTCCTGGCCGCTGACACGGACATACAGGGCAACCCGCAGCGGCGATACTGGCAAATTTTCCATAAACATTGCCTACCATTTCCCCGCCGCGTGTGCTACAATGAAGCCGCAGCGGTATTGTTGTATCTGGTGCAATGGACTACTGCAAAGGCCCCGGCGGCGGTGGAGCGCAGCCGGGGCCGCTTTTTGCTTTTATAGATATTTAAGGATGGTTCCAGGGGCCTTTGCAAAACCACGCTGGCGAAGATAAGCGGTTACTTCATCGTCTGGATATTCTCCAACAATTATTTTTTCGCCGTCCGTGAATTGAGGAGGTGAAAACTTGCGGGAGAAATACCAACTTATGCGGCGCTTGTCCACCATGAAATCTTCCGCCATGCGAACGGTTTTGAATTTCGCCGTTTCTTTTTCCGGATACTCTATCAAAATTTCGGCAGAAATCAAAGTATCCATTTCGGGGCGTTTTTTTCTGCGATATGGAGAGGGAGAAGCGGAAGAATCACGGAAATGTGAGATAAATTCTTCTTGAACTTCTTCTGGAAAACTTTCTGCAATGTCTATTACTTGCTTCCAATCATAGCCGCCGTGGAGATAGGAAGAAAAAGGGCCGGGGATTAGCCCAAGTTCAAGTGCAAGCCTATACATATGCTTGCAGGGAAGATTCCGGCGGCGGAAGTCTTCACAACTGCAAGAATTAAGACTGGTTTGATAAACGCCCCTGCTTCCCTTAAATTCCGCCGCGCCGCCGTCCGGGGAAACCCGCAAAGGAGTACAAACAGCGGCCCTGGCGCTGTCCAGGCGCTTTTCCTGGCCGGGGGCGCTATGGATTTCGCTCCACACATTCCAAGTTTCGTTATTATCCATATTGAATCCTTCCTTAACGGAAGCCCGGCGGAGCCATGAAGCCCCGCCGGGCTTCTTTTTTTATCCTGTAGCACTGTCCGCGCCGCTACTTCCGGCGGCGATCGGCGGCCCGTTGCCGTTCGTACCAGATCCGGGAGAAACTGGCGATTCTTCCGCAGCTGCTTTTTCCCTATGTAATTCACGCCGCAACTGTTCAGAAAACCGATCAATTTCCGTATGTGTCATGTCGGCAATGGGCTTCAATTCAATCGGTGGAATTTCCGCTTCTGGAGGCGGAGCCATTTCGGCGGAAAGATGTTCCTTTGCAGCGTCAAGACGGGATTGGAAATAATTATAGACTGCCTGCCTCGTGTCTCGATCTAGCTGGAAGTACGATTTAACGACTGATATTTCGAGAGGACTACAGCCTTTGTCTTGCAGGTACTTATCCAAGCTAAATGTATCGGCCTGATCAACCATCGGTTCCACGCCGCTACGAAGCCATTCTTCATTAAGCCCGTAAACACTGCAAATTGTTTTTATGGAAGCATCAGAAACGGTTGAACCGTCTTGCTCCATATAGCTAACGCCGGATTGCGTAACACCAAGGGATAAAGCAAACTGCTTTTGACTTAATTTCTTACTTTTGCGAAAGGCCTTAATTCGTTCATTGATTGTCAATTTTAGCACCCCCTTCCTAATGACAAGAACACTATACCAGTCACTTGTAAAAAAGTCAACAGTATTTTGTAAAAACCTATTGACAAATACAAGTGACTGGTATATTATATGCTCAAGAAACAAGTGAGGCGTACAAAAAATAAGCAGCTTGTGTTTTGGAGGGCGCTATGAAGAAGAAATACGAAGTCCGCCACATTGTAACAGCGGTTGCCAGTATCCCGGTTTACAAAATCAACGGCAAGACGGAAGCGTACAAGCTGGCCGCGAAGGACGGCTGGGGCACGGTGTACCGGGACGAAAACAACGCCCTGGTTTGTGACGAAGACAACAGCGCCAGCCTGTACACGAAGAACGGCGGCTATTTCGGGATCTTCCCCTATGAGGAAATCAACGTGAAGGAAATGCCAAAACAGGCGGCGTGCGC